TAATCAATCACTCTTAGGAGTGATTTTTTTTATGTATTCTTTTATAATGAGTATACCAAAATAGGACTAATTCCTTTGATTTATAAGGATTTATGAGTTTAAAAACTAGTTAAAATAAGTTGGTAAGTAACAAATAAGTAACAATAGAGATAGCCATTTTTACTCAATGACTATTTTTTCTATTTCATTTTTTAAGTATTCGATTGATTCATGAGTGTATACATCATCTGTTAAGTCTTTTAATTTATGGCCCATAATCTTCTTTACAGCAGAAGGTTTCATACCGCATTCTTTCCCAAGTGTAGCGAATGTATGACGTGTATCATGTAATGTGTGGTTCATTGAATATTTTTGCATTAGTTTGTTGAAAATGTATTTAATGCTATCATATTTTTTATCACTCAAGTACACTATTACATCTTTATAATACAGTTTGATTATTGAATGGATTGGAATTTTTCGTTTTCTTCCACTATCCGTTTTCAAACCGCATACTATATACTCTTCATGAACTTCTTCGACATCTAACAATTCACTAGCTCTACAACCTGTAAATAAATACATCATAACGGTTTTAGATTCTATATCATTTTTTGTCATAAGTATTTTAATTTCATCAAGAGTGAAAGGTTTATGTACAGTCTTTCTAGAAGCTTTACTCTTTATTTGTATATATTTCATGAAGTCATCTTCGGGACGTATCCATTTTTTCATAACTGCATATCTAAACGCCATATTACAAGTAACTTTACATTGGCTTAAAAATGATATTGAATAATGAGTTCCAGAATTAAAAATATTTTGCATTTGATCCATTTCTAGTTCATTGACATTTACATTTTGTATTTCGTTTAGAAAAATCATCGATGTCTCTCTAGCACTCATCCAAGATTTAGACTTCCCATCTTTTTCTCTTTCAATAGCTCCTCGAACGCATTCTTCAAACGTATGAGATATTTTAGCTTTCTTTTGAATTTCTCTAGCATTTACATAGTCCATTTCTAAAGCTAAATTCTTACTCTTCTTAGAAACTTGATATAAAGATAACTGCTTCATTGCATCCGCACGAGTTTCGAACGTTCCAATACTCTTTTGAATCTGTTTACCACTCTCTTTATCGAATCCAACTGTAACCTTAGCAACCCAAGGTTTTCTTCTTCTACCGCTTAATTTTGTTACACTACCAAACCCGTTAGGGTTCTTCATAAATCCACCTCCAATTCCATTATAAGTATAACATCACATAATTGATAGTTTTTTATCATATTTTCACATATATAATTAAATTACATTAGCTAATGAATTTTGTTTTAGGAGGAAGTTGAATGCTTACTATATCAGTTAAAGAAGCATCTAAACTATCTAACATGTCTGAGTTGTTTATCAGGCAACAAGTTCAAAACGGGGCAATCCCTCAAGCATTTATTATTCAAAATAAAACACGTAAGACTTATATCATATACAGAATACCATTTTTAAATTGGTTAAAACTACTTAAAGGTGGTAGCAATGATGAGTAGGTATAGTATTCAAGAGCATGAAAAAATTGAATATTATAAATATCGAATAAGAGAGCTTCGATATTTACAAATTGAGAGGCATAATGTCAAAGAAGATTTAAAAGAAATTGAATTCAGGCTTAGACTTATTCCATCTCCACAAATAAAACAAACATACAAATCAAAATATGAATATAAGAATAACTGCGCTTTATGGAATGAATTAATCGCTGAAAAGGAATCTTTATTTATTAAGGAAATGAATATTTCAAATGCTATATGTAGTATACATAGAATTTTAGATGCACTGACGCCAAATACAAGAGAGTTAGCTATAGATTTGCTTGTGAATAAAAAGACAGTAACTTACGTTACTTCAAAATACAATACTAGAAATCCGTATCAAACCATTAATGATGAGTTGAGACATGTTGAAATTGATAGTTTTTAATCACATATTTCATGATAATGTGGTATTGGGTTGAAAGAACGCGAAGAATACATTCACTTTAATGAGAGGAGAATAGTTATGATAAAAGACGTAAAAGAAGAATTAAAAGATTTTGAGGAGAAAATGGCTAAAATGAGTCCTGAAGAACAAAGAGAGTACGGACGAAGTTTCGGCAAATCTGAATGGAATATTAGCGCCGCTAGAGCTGTAACAATGGCGTCGTTAGATCTTTTGGATGATGAGAAACAAAAGAAGTATGGAGAATTTGTTAAAAACACTCGAAAATAGTTATTAACTCAAAACGCATTTGATTCTTAACAAGATTGAGAGAAAATAACAATCTCTCTTCTTTTTACGCATATTCTACAATCTATTTAATGGAGGTGATTAATTTATGGATTATGAAGGATTAATGAATCAAGCTATGACATATATTCAGTTGCAAATGAAAACATATGAAATCTTAGCAAAATCTGCTAGGGTACTAAATGACGAAGAAGAGGCAACAAGATATTCAAATATGTACATAGCAATTCGTGATACTAAAGTAGGAATTGATAAATTGGCTTTACAAATGAAAAATGGGGAATAGTATCGTAATGATACCAACCCATTTTCTTTTTTTTATAATAATCCGTGTTCTTTAGCAATCACAAGGTTTTGAGCTTGCATTTCTAAAAGAGAAAGACGATCCCTTGTAGCATCTTCTAATGAATCATTACCGTATACATCCATTACTAACTCTTCAGTCCAATCATCTCCAGCTTCTTGCATTCTTTCAATAAATTCTTGTGCTTCTTGTTTTGTCATATCAAAGACTCCTTTCTGTGTTATTGATTAGTAGATTTATGATAACACGAGACCGCGATATTTACAATTAGTTTAATGAAAAACAAAAATAAGGAGGATAAATGATATGTATAACAATATCAAACAAGAAAACAATTTTATAAAGAATCGAGGTGAAAGAACATATATAATTTATATTAATACAATAGGTTCTTATTCAGATAAATACATGAATAGATTGTTTAAATGCTTTGAGAAGATAAATAATACGAAACGTATAAGACGTGGAAATTATGGGACTTTTAAAGCAAGAAAATATTCATTCATAGTAACAATGGATGAGGCTGTTGAATTAAGAGAAGCTATATATAGAAGAATTAATTTCGATCAAAAGGATAAAATTAGAATTCTTGTGGAAAATGATTACAATATGTATATTATTGATGAAGTTAGTTTTTAGAATAAATGGGCTTATTACAAGCTCTTTTATTTTTACGCGAAATTTTCATGTTGTATTATGAGAAGGAGAGCAATTGATTAGGATAGTTGAGATTGCCTTAAACATAAGTTTACGCTTGGCTTATATCCTTAGAATATATTTCCTGGTGGGAAGGGTATCTAGACGACCGATGGTTCGATTCCATCTATATTCTTTTTATTTTATCATGGGAAGGAGAAGATAAATATGGTATATTTTGTAACAATTTGTATTGGTTTTGCTTTAGGATGCTTGTTCATGTTTCTACATTATGCACCTAAAAAAGATGGTAACTTGTATGTGGTGTTTGATGAGCATAATCAGGAAGCAATTGGAGGAATTGAGTTTTCGAAGAATGCCAAAGATATCATGAATTCAAAATATGTTTTATTAGAAGTTCAAACACGCAATATAAACAACGACTAGTATGAGGAGGAATAATTATGTTAAATAAAGAACAAAATGAACAAGAACAAAAGATTAAGGAGAAACTCTTAAATGAAATGAATGCGTGGGATGCAAGTAGTGATAGGTACAGCGTGGCACTTGACAATTACACAAAATTTGAAAGCATGGAAAGGCAACGTGATAAAGATAAAAAAGATAGAATTGAAAAAAATATTCACAGTTGTATTAACCATGCGATTAAAATTGCTGAAATTGTCGTGCCGGTATGTATTTATGCTACTATTTGCAATAACGGATTCATTGTAGAAAAAGATGGGGTCATTCGATCAAACATTCTTGAATCGATGATTAAAGATTTTCCAAAATTATTCAAATTTAAAAATAGATCGTAACACACGGTCTATTTATTTTTAGGAGGTTATATGTGAGGTATCATTTTTCTACATCAAGGCAGACTTCAATGTATGGTATAAAATACGCTTGTAATCATCCATTGTATAGTTTTTGTACTTTATTCAAAATAGGCGATAGAGGCATTGCTGTCATTCAACAAAGATTTGATCCTGATACAAAAACGACATGGTGGAGCGATATTGATACAGAACTTCAAGACGAAATATATTTAAATACAAATTTTAAAAACTATTTTGATAAAATTGGAGCATTGCAAAACGAGAAAGGCTTCTACCCCACAGTTACAGTACGTCAAATAATGTGGGCGTTAAAAATGAAGCCATTGAAGAAAGAGCCTTGGGAAACCGTATTTGATCGAAAGAGTATTTAAATCATACGCAAAAAAAATCGTCCCTATTATGAGGTGATAAAAATGAACAATTTAATATTTAAAGAGTCTTTTGACTGGGATAAGAGATTTACTAATGATGAAAAGTCTACCAAACATTGCAAAGAATTCTATGAAGGAATTTTGATTGGAGCAGGAGTTTGCTTGATTACTGGTATAGTTTTAGCAGTAGTAAATACGCTATAGAGTCGAGAGACTCTTTTATTTTTTTTAAGTTAGGAGAGAAAATATGAAGAACAAACAATTATTAGAAAATATTATTGATAATTCGAAGATATTTTTAAAGAATAATTCTTCAGTTTTATTAACAATTGGAGCAACGGTTGGCGTTGGACTAACTGTCATTTCAACTACGAAGGCAACAATAAAGGCTGTTGAAATTTATAATGAAATTGAGGTTGATAAAAAAAGAAAACCAACTCGTAAAGAAGTTGTTTTAAATACTTTTCCAGTTTATATTACACCATTCTTATTATGTTCAGCGACATTAGCTTGCATATATGGTATGAAATATTTGGACAAGAAAAAACAAGTTAGCTTGCTGAGTGCATATCAACTAGTTAACTCAACATTTAATGACTATAAAAATAAAGTTAAGCAAACATATGGTGAAGACGCTCATAAAAAGTTATTAGATCAAATTTATATTGAACATGCCGACAAACAACTTGTATATGCTCAAAATTTAACAGGAGAAGATGTCTTATTACCAGATGACGATGGAGAAATAAAAACATTCTATGATCAATTTGGTGATAGATTTTTTCAATGTACAATGGAACAAGTATTGCAAGCTGAATACCATATTAATAGAAACTTTTCCTTGAGAGGAGAAGCCTCAGTTAATGAATTTAACTTATTTTTAGGATTAGCACCAACTGATGATGGGGATATGCTAAATTGGTCAATGGAAGATGGTTTCACTTGGATTGATTTTGATAATCGTAAGGTAACTATGGATGACGGTTCATGCTTTTATGCCATTGAGATGCCATTTGAACCTAATCTAATGTTTTAGCGCATTATTTTCATGCACTAATATGAGGAGGAATAGTTATGAAAGAAGTAATTGAAAAACATGGGTATCAAATTTTAAGTATTGCCGGACTTGCTTTAGCAGGATTAGGACAATTGTTAAAAGACAAGGCTAGCGATATTGAACTTGAAAAACTTGTTGAGCAAAAAGTTAAAGAAATTAACTCGAAATAGAAAGATCTATTATTTAGGTCTTTTTATTTTTTGCGCGAGATTTTCATCTTGTATTATGAGAGAGAAAGACAATTAACACTTGTCATGAGATCAAGAATTCGTCCCCCGAATTTGGAAGTCTCTTTCTCTTTATTTTTTTAGAAAAGGAGAGATAAAAAATGAAAGAGGTACGTTTACCAAAAATTAAAAAGGTTATTTCAAAATCAAATCCTAAGTTATTGGTAGCAATTGGTATTGCTGGTTTTGCAACAACTGCAATATTAACTGGGAAAGCCACTATTAAGGCTAATGAACTGATTCTACAAAAGAAAGAGGAATTAAACACGGAAAAATTAGATGCAAAGGAAACAATTAAAACAGTGTATAAATGTTTTGTTCCGCCAATGGTATCTGGAATTCTTTCAACTGCATGCATATTGGGAGCTAATTCTATTCATGCTAAAAGAACTGCAGCTTTAGCTACCGCATATCAAGTTGCACAAGTTGGAATTAAAGAATATAAAGATTCAGTTGTGGAACTAATTGGAGAGGAAAAAGAAAAACAAATTGCTAAACGAACTGTTGAAAAGAAAGTTCAAAAAGTAGAAAAAATCGATAAACCGACTTGTGATATCGATTTAAACAAAAACGATTTGGTTTTATGTTATGACGTATTTGCAGGAAGAGGATTTTATTCAAATAAAAATAAAATTATGGCAGCTGTCAATGAAGTCAACTCAAAGATTTATCATGAAAATAGTGCAAGTCTTAACTATTTTTATGAATGTGCTGGAGCAAAGCCAAGTGAATTGGGAGAATTAATGGGGTGGAATACGTCATTTAGAAGAATCAATGTCGACATTTATGGCGATGTGACTAAAGAAGGTGTCCCTTATTTAGCCGTAGAATTCAATCGAAATTCATTACCACAATATGATTATGATTTAGGTTGGTAAGCGCGAAAAAAACATTTTATATTATGAAAAAATAGAAAAGGAGATTTTAATATGAACGAATTACAAGATTTAGAACAACAAGAAATGGAAGTAGAAACTACTGAAGAACCAATCGATGAATATGTCATCGAAGAAGTTGAATCAAATGATTTACCAGAACCAGTTGATGTTGAATCAGATGAAGAAGGAACAGAACTAAGTAAAGTTACAGTTGCTTTAGCAATCAGTGCAGGAGTAGCAATTGGAGCTGGACTTTATAGAGGTTTCAAACATTTGAAAAACAAATATACTGATAAAGAAATCACGAAACCAGCTTTTAGAAAAAGATTAAGATTGGTTACAGTAGATGAAAACGGAAATATTGTTGATCCAGAACAACCAATTAACTAAAACTATTTTTAAAGACAGATATCTTATGCAAGGTATTTGTCTTTTTCTTTGAAAGGAGCACACATAAATGGCTGATAAAAAAATAAAAAAAATTGACTGCCAAGTTGAAGTAAAAAAGAAAAATGAAATTAGCAAACTGGCTGACATTTTCTTCAAAGAAGATTTAATAAGTGTTAAAAATCACGTATTAAAAGAAGTTATCTTACCTTCAATAAAAAAAGCATTAGCTGAAAGTGGAAAAACAGCAATTGATATGATTTTTTATGGAGAAACAAGATCATCTTCAAAAAAATATTCGAACAGATATAAAACTTATGATGATTATTATAACTCAAATGATAACACGGTAATTGTATCTGATAGAAAAAGCAGTTTTACAGGACATGTATATTCTTGTGATGACATTATTTTTAAAAGCAGGGCTGATGCAGAAGACGTTTTATCAGAGCTTTTAAATATTGTAAGACAATATAATATCGTAACTGTTAGCGAATATTATGGAATTATTCAACAACCGACAACGTATACAGATGAACGCTATGGTTGGAACAATTTGGATAACGCAAGAATTGTTAGGGTAAGAGATGGGTATATGATTAAATTGCCAAAAGCCTTACCAATTGATATGGATTAGAAAGAGAGGAAAAAAAAATGAAAATTAATAAAGAATTAGTAACAAATAAATTGAATAAACTAGCAGTAAAAGCTAGTAAAAAAGCTCCAACAGTATTAGTTGTTGGAGGAATTTGCGGAGTTGCTGTAAGTACAGTACTAGCTTGCAAAGCAACTTTAAAAGTAAATGAAGTATTAGAAGAAGCTAAACAAAATATCGATAATGTGCACAAAGCATTAGAAGATGAATCAATTTCAGAAGAACAATATTCCAAAGCTGATTCAGTAAAAGATTTAGCAATCACTTATAAAGATTTAGGTATCAAATTAGCTAAACTATACGGACCTGCTGTTTTAATCGGAACAGTATCATTAGTAAGTATTGTATATTCTCATAATTTATTAAAGAAAAGAAACGCTTCATTAGTGGCTGCGTATGCAGTGTTAGATGCTTCTTATAAACAATATAGAAAAGGTGTTAAAGAAGTATTTGGTGAAGATGTTGACAAAGGATTAGAATTAGGCATCGTTAGAAAAAATAAAAATTTTAAAGAAAAAGAAGTTGCTGAGAAACCATATGTGATTGATCATACATTACTAAAAGAAAATGTAAGTGATGAATACAAGATTATTTTTGATGAAGGCAATAGAGGTTGGGAAAATGATCATTATTACAATATGTGCCACTTAGAAGCACAACAATCTTACGCAACAACTTTATTGCAAACAAGAGGGTATTTATTTTTAAATGAAGTCTATGATTTAATCGGACATGAAAAAACTAAACAAGGGCAATTAATCGGATGGTTCTATGATCCTAACGACCCAACAAAACAAAACTATGTTGATTTTGGATTAGATGAATTCAGAAAATATTATGAAATGGCAACAAGAGATGAAGCTTCTGAACATCCAGCAGGCATTGTTATGCATTTTAATCCTGATGGATATATTTTGGATTTAATCTAAGAAAGGAATGATTTATATGACAGTATTTTATACTTTAGCAACACTCTCTGGACTATGTTTCTGGGGAGGAGTTGCAGTATTAAAAGGCGGTAATCATCATGGATAGGATTGATATGACTGTATCTGTTTTAGATAACATATTAAACTCAAAAAGAAAAAGACATATTGCTGGTGGTATCTTGTTAAGCGTGTCGTTACTATTCGGCGGCTTAGCATTTACTGCCTTAAGTATAGGAACGGAGGATGAAGACGGTGAATAGAGGGTTAAGTGCTTTTTGTTCATTTTTAGTTGGTGCCGGGTTAGGCGTAACAATTGCGTGGCATTTTGCAAAGACTAAATATGAAAAAATTGCTGATGAAGAAATTGAATCAATGAAAAAAGTGCTTTTAAAAGATAAAGAAAAAGATAATGAAAACAGTGAAAAGAAAAAGAATATTTCAAAAGTAGATGAAATCGTTAATAAAGAAGGTTATAAAGTACAATCAACTAATTACGCAACTGTTTATAACGAAAAAAAAACTCAAAAAAATGATGCAGAATCATATATTCATCCTATTCCATCTGACGAATTCGGTTTAGAAGAAGAATATGATGTAATTACTTTGATATATTTAGTTGATGGAGTCTTAATTGATGATATGGATGCTGAAGTTGGAAATATCGAAGAAAAAATTGGAGCAGATTTCGCTAAATATTTTGAAGAAACTAACGGAGACACTATCTACTTCAAGAATGATAAGTACAAAGCTTACTATGAAGTTGTGCAAGATGACAGAAGTTTTGATCAGGTACGTTAATGATTGATAAATATTTTGAATGGCTATTTGAAATAGCTACAAATGATAAAACTCGCAGATATAGAGAACTCTGTGAGTTTTTGTTTAGCAAAGATTTTTATTACACAAACGAATACGATGCAAACCGAGTAGGAGATGGTCTCAATTTAAGAGAACGATTTATAGATGAGCATCGTATGTCGCTTATGGATATGCAAGCTTTGAGAGGTTTCAGATGTAGTGTACTCGAAATGATGATTGGATTAGTTTTAAGATGTGATGAAACAATCATGCGAGATGCTTCACATGGGGATAGAACATCACTATGGTTCTACAAAATGATATGCAGTCTTCATTTGGATATGATGGATGATACTCATTTCGATGAAGATTATTGCAACGTTGCTATTGAAAGGATGTTAAATAGGCAATATCTTCCTAATGGTGACGGCGGTTTATTTACAGTACGTAAACAAAATGTTGATATGAGAAAAGAAGAATATTGGTATCAAGCTATGATTTTCTTTAATGAATATCTTAGTTCTGATTAGGGGGTGTTTGGAATATGCTAGACTTTTTATTAATTTCAACTCGCTCTCCCAAAAAAGGCATTACTGAGATTTATCCTAAATTTATTGCGAAAGATTCATCGGATTTAATGATTCGTGGTGGGGACTTCTATGCGATTTACAATGAAGAGACTCAGTTATGGTCAACAAAAGAAAATGATGCAGTTAGACTGATTGATAAAGAGCTAGATAAATTTGCAAAAGAAAATGAAGCAAATATATCGGACTCTATTAGAGTTTTACATTTATGGGATACCGACAGTGGTATGATCGATAAATGGCATAAATATTGTCAAAAGCAAATGTGGGATCAATATAAGTTATTAGACGATAATCTTATATTTTCTAATATGACAATAACAAAAGAAAGCTACGCAAGCAAGAAATTAAAATATCCTTTAAAAGAAGGACCTTACAAAGCTTTCGACACACTTATAAGTAAATTATATTCTCCTGAAGAAAAGCGAAAAATAGAATGGGCTATTGGAGCTATCGTGTCAGGAGAATCAAAATTTATTCAAAAATTTATGGTTTTATATGGTTCTGGTGGAACGGGTAAATCAACCATGCTTAGAATTATAGAAAAACTCTTTGAAGGGTATTGCGATTCATTTGATGCTAAGGCGTTAGGGCAAAACGGTTCATCATTTGCGTTAGAGGCATTTAAATCAAATCCTTTAGTTGCTATTCAAGACGATGGCAACTTATCGAAAATTGAGGATAATACGCGTTTGAATAGTTTAGTGTCTCACGAAACGATGAGAGTTAATGAAAAATACAAATCAACATACTCGGCAAGCTTTAGAAGTTTTTTAATTCTAGGTACAAATAGTCCCGTAAAAATAACTGATGCTAAATCAGGTTTAATCAGACGTTTGATTGATGTTACGCCGACAGGTGAAAAATTTCCTGTGAAAGAATATAACAAACTTATGCAACAAATTGATTTTGAATTAGGCGCAATTGCTTATCATTGCTTACAAGTATTCAATGAGGACCCTGGATATTATGATAGCTATATTCCATTGTCTATGTTAAGCGCAACGAATGATTTTTATAATTTCGTTGAAGACTCTAGATTCACTTTCGAAGAAGAAAACGGTGTTAGCTTACAAAGAGCATGGGATATGTATAAAAATTATTGTGAAGAAGCAAATGTCCAATATAAAAAATCAAAACGTATATTTCAAGAAGAATTGAAAAATTATTTTAAAGAGTTTAAAGAAAGATACACCTTAGCTGATGGTACACGTGTTAGATCGTATTATTACAACTTTATAAAAGAAAAAATAGATGGTGGCACTTTTAAATCTGTCGATTCAAATACTAGTCAAGAATCATGGATTAATCTAAAAAATCAAGCATCTATTTTTGATAAAGAGTGTAGTGAATGTCCAGCACAATATGCATCAGCAGACGAAACGCCACAAAATGGTTGGGATTTTGTTAAGACGACTTTGACCGATATCAATACAAGTAAATTGCATTATGTGCGAGTACCTTTAAATCATATTGTAATAGATTTTGATATTCAAGATGAAAATGGAGAAAAGTCACTTGAATTAAACCTAAAGGCCGCTCAAGATTTTCCGCCAACATATGTTGAAACCAGTAAAAGTGGTAAAGGACTTCACTTACATTATATTTATGAAGGTGACGTGTCTAAATTAGATACGAAATATAGTGATCATATAGAAGTTAAAGTATTCAATGGTAAGAGCTCACTGAGAAGGAAATTACTTCTATGCAATGCGCTAGCAATAGCAACCATCAGTTCAGGTTTACCTTTCAAAAAGGAGAAACCAATGATTGATATTAAGACGGTTAAAAGCGAAGAAAAAATCAGAGAATTAATTAAAAACAATTTTAAAAAACAATATCATCCGGGTACAAAACCCAGTGTTGATTTTATTTATAAAATTCTAGAGGATGCCTACACCAGTGGCTTACATTATGATGTGTCTGACATGTATGATGAATTATATTCTTTTTGTTTAGGAAGCACTCATCAAAGAGAATATTGTCTAGACATGTTAACAAAAATGAAATTAAAATCGGATGAACCATCAGATTCTATTAATAATGATGAAGCACCGCTTGTATTCTTTGACTGCGAAGTATTTAGTAATTTATTCGTATTGAATTGGAAACTTGCAGGAAAAGATAAAAAAGTTATTAGAATGATTAATCCTAAACCAGCTGAAGTAGAAAAGTTACTCAATTTTAGATTGGTAGGTTTCAACTGCAGAAAATATGACAATCATATTGTCTACGCTCGGCTATTAGGATGGAACAATAGAAAGTTATACGAACTATCACAAAAACTAGTATCTGATGATAAAGAGCTAGCTAGAGCTGCAAGATTTGGAGAAGCGTATAATTTATCCTATACTGATATTTATGATTTCTGTAGTAAAAAACAATCTTTGAAGAAGTGGGAAATTGAATTAGGCATCCACCATCAAGAATTGGGATTACCTTGGGATAAGCCAGTTGCTGAAAATTTATGGGAACTTGTTGCTGAATATTGTGACAATGATGTTAGAGCAACTGAAGCGGTATTCTATGCTAGAGAAGCAGACTTTAGTGCAAGAGAAATCTTAGTAGATATCGTTAAGAAGATGCATGGCATTGACAATATTTCTGTTAACGATACAACAAATACTTTATCTACAAGGATTATATTTGGTAAAAATAAATCACCTCAGAATCAATTTAACTATCGAGACTTAGGGGAAGTATCAAATGAGGATTATATTGTAGATGGTTTTGATGAATATACGAGATTCAATAAACATCATCAACCGGTATTTCCTGGATATGAATTTTCATTCGGTAAATCATATTATCGAGACGAATTGGTAGGAGAAGGTGGTTATGTTTATGCTGAACCTGGAATGCATGGAAATGTGGCGCTATTAGATATCGCATCGATGCATCCTTCGAGCATTATCGCAGAATTGTTATTTGGAGAGTTATACACAAAGCGTTTTCAAGATATTAAAGATGCAAGAGTTGCTATCAAACATAAGGACTATGATACAGCAAGAGGAATGCTAGATGGTGCTTTAAATCCATATATCGATATGATTCTTGATGGTCAAATAAGTAATGGTGATTTAGCTCAAGCATTAAAGATTGTCATAAATTCAATTTATGGATTAACTAAAGCAACATATAACAATGAATTTAAAGATCCTAGAAATGTTGATAATATTGTCGCCAAAAGAGGAGCTTTATTTATGATTAATCTAAAATACGAAGTTCAAAAGCGTGGATATACAGTCGCTCATATTAAAACTGACTCTATCAAAATACCAGATGCTGACAACGATATTATTAAATTTGTGATGGACTACGGTAAGCTATATGGATATGTATTTGAGTTTGAAGCTGTGTATGACAGAATGTGCTTAGTTAATGATGCCGTATATATTGCTAAATACAAAGATCCAGCAGGATGTAAAGCTTTATTTGATTATATTCCTGGAGAAAATGAGGATCATGCCGAAAGTCCATGGACTGCGACTGGTACTCAATTTGCCGTGCCATATGTATTCAAAACATTATTTAGTCATGAACCTATCGAATTCAGTGATATTTGTGAAACTAAATCAGTTGGTAAAGGTACTATCTATTTAGACATGAATGAAAATAAAACAGAATTTATCTTTAATACTGAAAATTCAATAAGAGATAAACGCAAATTAATTACGAAATTAAAACGCAAAAATCACGCTAACCCACAAATTACTGTTTTAGAAAGTGAAATCGAGCAATTATCAGATGAATTAGATAAAGCGCATAATTATATTTTCGTTGGAAATGTTGGATTATTCTGTCCTGTTCGAGAAGGTTGCGGTGGTGGAGTATTATATCGTTTTAATGAAAATAAATATTATGCTGTTACTGGAACAAAAGGCTATAGATGGTTAGAAGCTGAAGTGGTTAAAGCAAATCATAAAGAGACTTGCATTGATACATCGTATTATGATGTTCTGGTGGATAAAGCATCGAAGGAAATTAGAAAATATGGTGATTTAGATTGGTTTATATCTGAAGAACCTTATATTCCAAAAAATATTCTTCCTGTTAATAATGCGCAAAATTTACAAAGTGTATTATGAAATGGAGGAATTAAGTATGTTAAAAATTAAAGAATCTTTAAAAGAAAAAATTGTAAATTGCAAGGAAGGAGTTAGCGACTTTTATGAAGAAAATAAACTTGGAATAGCTTATGCGGCTGGTATATTTGCAGGAGCTACAATAAGCTTTGTAGGGTTTACTATCGGACATAAACAAGGAGTTAAAAACTATGAACTAGCTTTATACAATAAAATCATTGAAGAAACAATTAAAGAAACAACTAAATAATTCATTAGAAATAGAGATCAAACATGGTCTCTATTTTTGTTTTAGAAAAAAAAGAAAGAAGAGGAAAGAAAAATGAGAATTGAATTTAAAGAAAACAATGGAAGAGAATTAGTAAGCGTAGAAGATGGTAGAGTCGCTTTAAAAAACTTTAGAGGGGATAAATTTGGTAATGGTGGAAAACGTTCATTCTGTTTAGTTATTCCAACTGAAGAAATCAAAGATGAATTAATCAAAAGAGGATGGAATGTAAGAATTAAACCACCATTCCATGAAGGCGAAGAACCATTTATGTATTTACCTATTAATATTAATGATTTCAGAGATGATGGAAGAGGCCCTAATGTTTATATTAAATCAGGAAGTAATCCTTTATATAAAGTTGAATCAAATAACAGATTAGATAGTTTACAAGATATGAGCATTGCTGGGGTGGATTTATATTTTAGACCTTATGACAATCCTGACAGAGGAACTCGTACTGCTTGGGCTCAAAGTGTAAAAATTTATCAAAGAATCACTGACCCTTTCTATGAAGATTATGAAAATGAAAACCATAAAGATCCAAGTGACTTTGATGGAGAAGCATTTTAAAGGTAATCATTATGGACGGTACTGAATTATATAAAGAAGTATATTTTAACGAATATTGTAAGAGTTGCAAGTATAAGGAAAAAGAAGAATGGAAAGATCCTTGCCATACATGTTTATCGATTCCTTGTAACATAGATTCGCACAAGCCATTAAATTATGAGGAGGATAATAAATGATTAGTAAAATAATAAGTTTTATAATTTGTAATCCTCCTGTAATGAATACTTTATGTATTGGCGTTCCAGTGTTAGCCATAATATTGGGCGCTATCAAAATAAAAGATATTTTACAGGAGTAATACCATGAGTGTAGGTTTATATGATTTTCAATTAGAAGCTATATCTAAAATGCATAATGGATGCATTTTGTGTGGTGGTGTTGGGACTGGAAAATCAAGAACGGCTTTAGGATATTATTTTAAAGAAAATGATGGAAATCTGACATCGGACGTTTATATTCCGATGAATGACCCACCACAAGATTTATATATTATCACAACTGCACGAAAACGCGATACGCATGAATGGCTTGGCGACATGGCGCCATATTTATTATCAACAGATGAAAAGGTTAATTTATACTCTAATAAAGTCATTGTTGACTCATGGAATAATATTGAAAAATATAAGGACATCACCAAGTCCTTTTTTATTTTCGATGAACAAAGAGTAATTGGATATGGAAAATGGTCAAAAACATTCATTCATATTGCAAAACGTAATAATTGGATTTTATTGAGTGCAACGCCTGGCGATCAATGGACTGATTATATTCCTGTATTTATAGCGAATGGATTCTATAAAAATAAAACAGAATTTATGCATGAACATGTAATATATTCTAGATTTACTAAATATCCTAAAATCGATAGATACATGGGCGTTTATAAATTAAATAAGTTAAGAGACAGCTTGTTAGTTGATATTTCAGTGAAAAGACATACTGAACGCCATACTATTTATGTACGTCATACCTATGATATTGAAAAGTATCGTTATGCTTTGAGAAATAGATGGGATCCATTCAAGAATGAGCCAGTCACTAATCCAAGCTCATTATGCTATGTCTTGAGAAAGATTGTTAATACTGATGAGTCCAAGCAGGCGGAATTATTACAAATCATGAAAAAGAAACCAAGAGCGATTATATTCTACAATTTTAATTACGAGTTAGAGATTTTGAAAAAGTTAGATTATGGTAAAGGATATGAAATTGCTGAATGGAATGGTCGTTCTCATCAAGAAATACCAGACGGTGATAAATGGATATATTTAGTTCAATATACTGCTGGTTGCGAAGGATGGAATTGCGTTAAGACAGACACAATTATATTCTTCAGCCCTAACTATTCGTATAAAGTTATGGAGCAAGCAAGTGGTAGAATTGATAGGTTGAATACGTTATATCATGATTTATTTTATTATCATTTACAAAGCAGCAGTAGTATTGATTTAGCCATTAGAAGAGCTTTAGATACTAAAAAAGAATTTAATAAGAGAAAATTTACAAATTGGTAAGGAGAAGAGAATAGAAGAATGAGTTTAGAATATGATAATTATTTAAAAGAGCACAAGGCAAATGTTGGGGCAGCGTTAGTTTGGCTCCAAGATAATTTGCCAGAAGTATTAAATTGTAAAAATGAAGAAGGAAACGATTTTGACTGGGAATGGCAAATCGTTTTAAAGCATGATGCTAGCAAATCAGATCCTGAAGAATATGATGCATATGACAATTATTTCTATAGAAACAAATCATTTGAAAATACGCGAAATTTCAATTTAGCTTGGCTACACCATATCCATGTAAATCCACATCACTGGCAACATTGGGTATTAATTAATGATGAGCCTAAAGAAGGAATTATCTGTTTAGATATGCCTTACAATTATATTATTGAAATGATTTGCGATTGGTGGTCATTTAGCTTTAAAACTGGTAACTTATCGGAGATCTTTAATTGGTACGATAAACACAAAGCTCATATTTTGTTAAGTGATGATACTCGTGAAATAGTTGAAGATATTTTAGGTAAGATTAGACAAAAAATCGAAGGTGTTGTTAGATAATGTGGAAAGTAGTTTTAACCATATTTAGTTTATTTTGGATTAGAATACAATTGACATATTTAGAGGCAGACAGCACATACGCTTGGGTATTTTTGATAGGCGATGCGATATTAGGTTTGTCTCTTTTTATTATAACGTGGTATCAAGAGATAGAAAATATAGAAAAGAGAGGCAATAAAAATGAAAAAGGTAAATTTTAATTCAATAGTAAAAGTTAAATTAACAGATTTTGGAAAAGATGTTTATTATCATAAAGATGATGAATTGATTTTAAGAGGTTTTAAAAATATTACACCAAAAATGCCAAAAGAAGATGCAGGAGGATACACAAGCTTTGCGTTACATGAATTTATGAAATTATATGGAACTTATTTATATCCAGGTTGTAGTAAAGGAAATGTTGTAAAAGATATTTCCTTTTACTTTGAAGATGTCGATGTTGAAAATGCAGATAATATGTATGAGCCTTTATATACATTAATAAATAGTAAGAATCCATCGTTTAATCTTTGGCGTTCTAAATTTGGTTATTGTGAATCGTTTCCAAAGGAAGTCGACCCAAATAATAGAGTTTTATGTGATTTTGGAGGATATTTAGATGAGTAGCATTGATGAAGAAAAGATTAAAAAATTGAATAGAATTAATGATGATGTGAAAACTACAAAACACATATGCGATGCTTTAAAAAAATATTCTGGAAATAATAAATATACAGTAAGAATTGACATTTATTATAAATCTAGCGGTTATGCTACATGCGATTCGATTAGTGAAATTGATGCTAGAGCGATATTAGCATCTTTATTAATACAAAAAGAAGAATTAGAAAATGAAATTAAAGGAGATATAAAAAAAAATGAAGGAAATTAAATTTAACGAATTAGTAACATTTTTAGTAGCAAATATGATAAGTGTTAAAGTAGAAACGACAATTCCCAGTATCGTAATTGTATTCATCGATGCCGAAAAAGATAAAGAAATATGTAAATATCTTATACTAATGTCTATTGATATTAAAACTGTAAAAGATGTTTTGATGTGGTTATGTGAGCGTCCTAAGCGTCTGCAAACTATCAAAAATGACATTCTAAAGTATCGTCTTAATCATGAACCTATGTATTTATTGACATATTCTGATACAGCTTGGATATTTTCAAGAGATGATGGGGAACGTTGTAGAGATATTATGATAAAAATAATAAACTCTATATTTAGTCTTGATAGTTATATCGATGACGAACATCATAATCCTAATATTGATTATATCGAGTTTATTTTAACTAAGTTAACTCGTCGAGATATTTTAGAACAACTTGCGGAAGAAGCTAGCGAAATTGCTGAGATTGCTTTAGGTGTTGGTCAATCGGCAACAAGCATTTCGAAAGACGCAAGCAAATTAATCAGAGCTACTGAAGATACAAATAATGTTACACCTGTAGCTTCATATGATATTATCTCTGATATCAATTGCAATCTTAGCATTATTAAATCTGCTAGAACTGAGTGGCTTGAAGAAGAATGTGGCGATGTTAATATGTGTTTGGATTTGTTACATCATATTGATGATGGTGAGCCAATTGAAAAATTTCATACTTTAGATAATCCTAAATGGAAACGATGGGCTGAGCGTTTAGGATTTATTAGTTTTTAGGAGGTAAGAGAAGATGTCAGTTGAAAAACTCATAGATGCTATGGCTGAAAACAATATTAAAGAATTTAAACATTTCTTAAATGGTAATGAAATTAAATTAAATTTGACATATACTGATAAACTAAAAACGATTGACTGCATTTATATGTTAGGTGATCGAAAATTACTAACTGAAGATGTATTAATTGACCCATTCATAGAAGTAACAAATAAAAATATATTTGACACTTATATTGTTGCTCTCAGTACACAAGGAAAAATCGGTGATAATTTTGATAAGTTATTTGCAATATTGCATGGCGATCTTCCTGATTTAGATGAATATGAAATTTGTGAAGTTGAATCGCCTAATACTCAAAAGGAAATAGAAGGATCATTAGAAGAAGCAGAAATAGTTAATTCAAAAGGAGTAATTGAAGTATCAATCCGTGAGCAAACATTAGATGCTGCTAAAAAATGCGTCATGGGTGATAGAGAGCAAGATTATGGTACTCCTGAATCTAACTTTGCTACTATTGCTAGTTTCTGGTCTGACTATTTAGATATGGATATTTCAGCTCAACAAGTAGCAGACATGATGATTCTAATGAAGATTTCAAGAATTAAAAATGGTGGTGGAACTGGTGATAGTTATGTAGATATTGCTGGTTATGCCGCTTGTGGTAATGAGCTTTTGAATAAAACGCAAAAAAAATCGTCTCTATTATGAGGTGGATTACTTATGATAAAAATAGAATATAGTAGAGATGGCGTACCAAAAGACGTACGATATTTTAAAACAATAATTGAATATGTCAATTGGATACGTGCAGAAAGAATATTATGTCCAGAAGTCAGAATTCTAAGTAAGAGAAGAGTTTAATAATGACTCTTCTTTTTATTACGCGAAACATGCAACTTATATAATGAGAAGTAGATAGCTTATGTGTGAAAGCGCCTGACTAACCCTCGGGAGAGACCGACTCAAACTCGGTTCTATTTCTTTTTATTTTATTAAAGAAAAGGAGAAAAAGATTATGAAAATTAAATTTGGAGATTTGGTTAGAGTAGATGGAAGCGCAACTGAAGAGATTATTGTTAAATCTGCGTTACCAAATAAAGCAAAAGATATTTTAATTGGAGGAGGAATGACATTAGTAGGGGTAGTCTATTTATGCTATACGGCATTTAAAAATGGTGTTGATGAAACTGCAAAAGCAGAGCAAAGAGCTTGTAAAAATGCAGGATATTTAAATGAAGAAGGTTGGGTTGCAGTTATTATGTCCGATTTAGCAAAACAACTTAGAGGAGAAGAATAATGGAAGATTTATGTACTATATTAAGCTCAATCATTGTAGTGGTTGGGCTTTTATTTTTGATATGTCTTGGGTGAGACATACCTTTTTCTTTTGGTAAAGCGGTAGGTATTTGGGCAGGAATATTCCTAATTGGTATTGTTAAGAAAATTATATTTAGTTGATTGGAGATGATTAATATGTTTGAAGGGTTGCCAAAAATAAATAAAAAATTGATTATGTCTGTGGATAAATGCACTGAAGATTTGGATTTCTTACGCCAGCAAATGGATGCTATATGTGAACGGGAAAGCTTTGAAACAAATCAAAAAATTCTAGAAGAGATATTTAAATTTACTAATTATGAGGTCAATTTAAATAACTACGTGGCTTTATTGCTTAGCAGAACTTTGTTAATTGAGGAGGCTGCGGATACAGGTTGTAAGTATTTACATGTTTATTTCCGTGGAGAACATTTAATGAATATTAGAGTAACATCAGAGCTTCTTTGCCCTAGAGGAACTATTAGGGATAAAGTTGGATGCCAATACGTAACAAAAATTTATGTTGAAAAATAAAGGAGTGTGTATGTTATGGAGGATAAAGTTGATGCTCTTATAAAGCGATTAGGATGGTGTAAAAAAATAGATAATGGAATAACCTTGAAATATTTCAAAGGAATCCGAGAAGGTGATTATATATATTATTATGCAGTTACTATTAAAGATGGAAAAATAAAAACTAGCGGTGTGGTAAGTAAGCATTATTGCCTAATAGAACCTTTGGAGTATGAATTATCAGAGAAAGAATCATTATTATTCGAATTGATAAGAGCTTATCAAGAGATAAGGATTTTGAAAAAGGAGAGATAAAGATGGATGCATTAAATGAATGGTTAAAAGAACATAGGAATGTTGAAACAATTATGGATGGCATTAAACGAGATTGTGTTATCGAGAGAATTGTATGTAAGGATGGGTATAGCTTTTCTTGTCAAGTTAATGAGTATGCTTATTGTAATCCAAGAAAATCTGGTGCGTACCCATATTCTAGTGTTGAAATAGGATATCCTAGTGAAAAGGATACGATAATAAACAGTTATGCTGAAGATAGTAAAGCTGAAAAAAATGAAGAAGGTTACGTCGATACTGTCTACGGCTATGTGCCAGTCCAAACGGTTATTAAATTAATCAAAAAACATGGCGGATTTAAAGACGGTCCTAGTAAGGCTGATATTGATATTTTGGAAGCGGGTTATAAATTAATCGAACCGGGTGCTGATGGTCACTTAACTTATCTTAAACATATTAATGACAATAAGATGCGAGTGATTGATATTAGCAAAAAAGGTTACAGAGTAGCATGCTATAGTAAACATATTATTGGTTCTAGTAAAGTTGTAACTATGACTAAAGCTGAAAAAAGATTGTTTAATGCTAAGTTAGAAGATTTAGGAAAAGAATCTAGACGTGACATGATTCGTAAAATGGATCCGGATGTTCGATTCGATAAATGCAACGGATGCCCATATCATTATAGTGAACCAAACTTATGTATGTATGGCGAAGGGGATGTTCCTGATGATTGGGAAAAGAAATGTGAAGAATAAAAAGGAGAAAGAAAATGAAAAATAAAATTTATGTAGTTTATGGTAAAACATATTATGGCGGATATGGGTCGTACGTAGGATTATTTGGTGTATTTTCATCTAAAAATTTAGCAGAAAAAGCTAAAACAAAAATAGTTAAAGAACTATTTGAGAAAAATAAAAATGATGACGGGTCATATGTAACATCAATAGATGACATTGAAGTTTATATTGAAGAGATTGAAGAAGATAAGATGCTTGATATATATTTAGGTGGTTACGCTGAATAAAAAGGAGGAAATAAAAATGATTAAATTAAATGTACGCTAATTACACAATCTATTTAATGAAAGGAGACGTGTAATATGAATGAAACATTTTATAAAATAGTATACAACTATGAAAGGGTGCCAAAATTTTTACAGAAAAGTATGGCAGAATGGTTTATGAAACATAGATCAAAGGTGGTTAATATATATATATAAGGAACATATATCTAAAATAAATTCAGAATACGATTCACTTGGTAAACCGATAGTAGATGGTGATACTGAATATGGAAGATTTATTCGTTCAAAAATGAGACCACATCTTAGATCAATTAATAAACAATTCATAATTTTTCAGTATGATATTGATGATATTGGCGATATAATTGCATACGTTAAAGGTATAAAAAATTCAAAGTTATACATCGAACTGATAGAGTCTAAAAAATAGACTCTTTTTATTTTTATATAAAAAGGAGAGTAGAAAATGATTAAATTAAAACATGTAGTAGAACCAAGTACCGATCAAATGATGTTTGTCATTGAGGGAATGAGGAATCCAATGAATAGTTGGCGTAAAAGAGATAGTGAAATATATTTTGAAGGCGATCAAGATCATATTTACACAGCTCAATATTGGGGTGATGTCGATTTAAAAGAGGAATTACGTTTAGGTCCTAATGATAAAACGTTAATGAAAAAATTAGCTAAGGCTGGAACTGACCATCGTAAATTTATGAGAATGATGCCTGTTATGGTACGAATCACTGCGCCTTTATATTGGTGGAAAGAATTCGATACTTATAAAGTTGGAACCGTTACAAATAGCTGCTCAACAATGCATAAGATTGTGGATAAGGAATTTAGACTGTGTGATTTTAGTGTCAATAACTTAATTGATACTTGTCTGCTTGAAAATATTGTTAATAATCTAAATATTTATAGAGATATTTACATTAACTATGATAAACAAACTGATAAGTATAAAGCTGAATTCTCAAAGAAAGACATTTGGTGGCAATTAATTCAGTTGTTACCAAGTAGCTATAACCATTACATTTTCTAACATTGGGCGTTTAAAACGAATTCGTTCCCAAAGGAATGGATAACCATTCGACCTAGATCTCATACCTATATTATCAACATGGTTAATCACCCAAGCGCTTTCTCCTGATCTTTTTAAATACTCTTCTAATGATATTTTTAAATACTCTTCTAATGATATTTTTCCTTGACTTAATAAGCATTTTAATTTATCGCAGTCTTTATTTAAATCTTCGAAGTACTTAATATGCTCCTCGTTAATATCTTTTTGAATATATTCTGATAAATCTATAATGTTGTTAAAATATTTATGCATTATAATTCTATAATGAGCATTTTCATCTTTTTTATTTTCTTCATTATAAATCTTTTCAACGATATAAATATTTTCCATAATCATTCCTCCAATTCTATGTTATTAAACACAATACGATCACTACCATAATACCTAATGCTAATAATACTTCTGGACATTCGTTAACCGTATATCCTACAGTCCCAATCCAAATAAGAATATATCCATAATTATTAATCCTCCTAAGTGACTAATTCTAAAATAATAGCAAAGAATAATGCAATTAGTGCACAATACCAATATCCATACCATACACAAATCATCGTTGTAATTACAATTATCAAATCTAGCATTTTTCTTCTCCTAATAAAATATCAAGTTTAAAATCATAAATAATAATGTAACTAGCAATAAATACATTAAAAGATTAAAAAGCTTATACCATACTAAAAAAATCACAACTGCTATAAATATACCTGCCATTAATATCCCTCCACAAACTCATTCAGTTTGTCAAATACGTAATAGAATGGATAAATAGCTATCCAAATTGCTAATAATATCAATAGGAAAACGCATGTAATAAAACCTAATATGATATCCAACACTGCATTTAACTTATGGTCTTTTTCTATGCATTCTAGATCAAACATTATCACGTCTTTTATTGTGGTGAATGTTAGGTTTAAATATTTTAAAATAGCATCACGTTTTATATAGATAACTAATCCAGTAAGCACACTCATAAACATTCTAATTATCATGTTTTTCTCCTGTAATTAAAAATGAGAATTCCAAAGTTTCAATCCACTTACAGAATTCTCTCCATTCATCTAATTTATGATTTTTTCTAGCGTGATATATGTTATACAACACTTCATAATTCAGCATAACATTACGAGTTTGGTTATAGATTATGTGGTTCATGAAATACCGTACGGTGGACATTAAGGAGGTAAATAATTATTGGTTAGCGAAAAATACAACTTCTATTATGAAGGGAGTGATATTTTATGAATAAGGATTTATATTACGATACCATAGATTGTATGAAATTAATCAAAAAGAAGTATCCGTGGATACCTATATTTGTTATACGGAGAATTCTTTTTGCAGAGGAATTGTATATGCATAAAATTGGTATAATTGACAGGAAACCTGATTTAAAAAGCTGGCACTTTAAGAAATAAAAGATTAAAGGCTCGGAGTAAAATCTGAGTCTTTCTTTTTATATGTAATTAGGAGGTAAATGATTATGGATATTTGGGTTAGAAGTCAACATGGAAGTATATTAACAAAAGTTGATGGTATTTATATTCAAGAAAGAGGAATGAATGGAAGTTATATGTTCGATTTAATAGGTATACAACGCGGTGGTTCTACAATTAGATTGGGTAAATATCAATATAAAAGTAATGCTTATAATGCTTTAAAAGAATTTGAAAACTGGGTTATAAATACTAACAATATTTTTTTAGGTCACATGTCCTCTTCAGAAAGAACGATCATTAATAGCTATAGCATATTTCAAATTCCAGAGGATAAAAATGTTTGATTTATTTATGAGATATTGTCGGATGGTCAATTGCAAACCAACCCTACACTTAACTCCAAAGTTTTGTAAGGATAATGATTTGACGGTATCTGAGTGCACATTTATATTTGATCATTTCAATCAGTTAAAAGAGGAGTATGGAAAATTATATTACGTTTCGAAGGGGCTTAAGAAAAAAGTCCCTTTTGAGTATTTAGAAGTTTTATATAAATTATATGGAGGTAATTGAAGATGAAAGTTAGAGATTTTTATGAGTTGTCTGATTTTGGTACACGAGAAGAGATTTGCGTTATGGATGAAGAAGGTCATGAAACTATATTTGAAGGTTATAAACATACTTATTATGACGAGAAAAAGAACAAACATATTGATGAATGGCCTGAGGAAATTCTAAATATGGAAGTTGTAGGTATTTTCCATGCCGCTGATTTTTGCGTAATCGAGTTATGGTCTAAAGGAGAGAAAGAAAATGAAAGCAATTGATTTATTAGAAAAACTATATATCGAAGATATTGAGTATATTGATATTTTCTCAGAAGATGATGATGGTTTATGTGGCGTTTTACATCCTGAAAGATGGCGTGAATTTCTACCGGAGAAAGTTTTAAATTCGGAAGTAGTTAAATTTTCACCAAATGGCACAAGCAGTGAACCCGGGCTAAACATTTATATTAAGGATGAAGAAACTTGTAAAGATGTTTATAAAGACAAATTTGAGAAAAAGCACGATGATAGTGTGGATTCATTAGTCTTTGCAGTAAAGGTGCTCAACAAAGTTGGTGTGCAGCACGAACCATTCATGAATGAAATTGAGGAAATTATCAAAAATAATCCGGATACTGTAATTCAAGTAACTTTTGGGGGTAGCAAGATTTGCGTGATGGTATATTCTAATTATCTTCGAGCCACTAACTTTAAAAACTTGTCGCTACACGCTTCTGTTAAAGATATTTTGGATGCTATAAAAGATTTGGTTAGATCGGTTAAAGAAAAGGAGGACAAACAAAATGGGTGTATGGATTAAATATAAAAATAAAGTCATGGAAGTTACTACGTTTGAAATTACTGATGAGAGAACAAAAACAGATAAAGGACGTATTGTTGATACTGATCAAGGGGTGAATTTCTTTGCTCCTGATGGGGATGCCATTGTAGTTGGTTATTATTCAAAAGAAAAAGCTAAAATGGTATTCGATAAGTTAACAGAAAGAGTTGCGCGTCTTGAAATATTAACTAGATGCATTCAAGGTTTTGACGCTGAAATTTTAAATGAAGATACTGAAGATGAAGTAACCCTAAAAGCTTTATTGGATTTAATGATATTTGAGATTCCAAATGATCAAACAGATCCTATATTTAAAGAATGGGAAAGAGAAGCTAAAAGATCTAAAGAAAGAATAGAATTAAAAAAGGATATGACTGATTATAGTAAGATGGCGGTGAAAAAAAATGAAAAATATTAGAGTGAAAGATGTACTAGATATATTTGATGATGGAGATTATACCAATATAGATGCGATTACTGTCACTACACAAGATGGAGAGTGCCCTTTAATGAAATGTACTTTTATAAGCTGGGGGAATATTGCATCTCATATTTTAGAACGTAATGTGCTTAATTGTGCGGTTTGTGTTTATAATGGTGATATAACCCTAAAAATTTATGTAGAGGAATAATGTAATGATTACTTTATTGTTACTATTAGGTGCTATTACATTTTTACGAATTCTAATTGGTATATTTGGACCGATTGAGTATTTAGAAGTTTTACATCAATTGTATGGGGGAGAAAAATGGAAAAAATTAAAGTAAAAGATTTATTAGAATTATTTGAAAATGGTAAATATTCGAATCCAGATTCACTTACAATCATATCAGATTTAACTAACATTACTCTAATGGAATGTAAATTCAAAAATTGGAATAATATCGATAGGCTGATATTAGACCTTAAAGTTAATGGATGTAATGTAACGGGCGATAGATATATCAAGACTTTAATCATTAATACTGGTGAACTATCATGAAAGAAAGTGAGTTTAAGTTAATTGATATTTACAATTGGATAAATACAAAGATTGAGGCTGGTAAATAATCCAGTCTCTTTTTATTTATATTTTTGAAAGGTGTGAAGATTATGAAATTAGTAAAGAAAATTATTATAGTTGTCGTTGTTGTTTGGTTGATATTTGGATGGTTATTAGGAGTATCGTTTTCTAATTTAAATAAAGTTTATGCATTAGATAGCGTTGAAGAAAATGTAGTAAAAACGGATATTGATGATGCTGATTCTTTTACTGTTAGCAAAGTTGATGAAAAAAAGATTGAGAGGGAGTGTCCCACCGATAAGCTGGTTGAGAACGTTTCGAGAGAGACCGAGCAAGTAGAACAAGAACCAACGCAAGAAGACGTTGCTGAGAATACTGAACCTATTGAAATTTGGATTCCAGAAGAACCTGAAGATAATATTGTGGAATTGACTCCTGTTGAACAAATTGCTGCAGGTGGATCAATGGAAGAAAAAATTAGAATTGCCTGTGATATTTATGGAGCTGATTACGATATTACTTTAGCTATTGGCCGTTACGAAACTGGATGGTGGAGTTCATATGCTTGTACAGTTAAGAATAATCCGGGCGGTATGAGTAGAAATGAAGTTCCTATTTATTATAACACTATCGATGAGGGAATTGATGCGTGGGTGCAGAACTTAGCTAATAATTACTTTGCTATTGGGTTGGATACACCTGAGAAAATAGCAGAAAAATATTGCCCTAATAATAGTGGGTATGCAAGTTATTTAAGAAAGATGATGAGTTATGGAGGATAAGAGATGTTCTTGATGATTTCTAGCGGGATATATTTAATTTTAATATTAACTGGTGTGTTACATGGTAATGCAAATCAAATACTATTAGCGTGGATTTCGTTTTGCGCTGGGTATATTTGCTGGCATATTGATGGATTGAGATAGGAGTGAATTGTATGGAAGAAATAAAAATAGCAATAAGATTCGTTACTATGATTTTAGGTATTGCTTTATATGCATCTATTTGGTCGTATTTAGGGATACATAAAGATGAAATATTAGCAAAAAATAGATACGTTTTATGGTCATGGATATTTATTAACGTATTTGTGTTAATTATGATTATTTTTTGGGCATTTAGTTAGGAGGAAAGAAAATGAGTAAAGTTAGAGAATATTATGATGGTCTTAGTAGATATTTATGCTATTTATTAAGGCATCATCCTGAAGGTTTGCATATGGATGAATACGGTTATGTATTAGTTGATGAATTGGTTGAGAAAATCAACGCTAAGAAAGGATATAAAGTAACTAAAGCGGATATATATCAGATTGAACAATGTGATGAAAAGAAAAGATATAAGATAGTTGATTCGTTTAAAGGAAAGATGATCAAATGTAATCAAGGCCATTCTATTCCTTGGGTTCGCACTGAATTACATTATAATATTACATCACCAAAATATCTATATCATGGCACAACTAGAAAAGCGTATCATTATATAATGCGTGACGGAATGATAAAAGAAATGGATAGACAATTTGTCCACCTTACTGCTGATTTGGATATAGCTTGGAAATAAGCTAAAAGATGGAAAGATGAACAACCTGTCGTTTTAGTTATTGATACCAAACGTTGTAGAAAAAATGGATTGTGGTTTGGTGTTACTGATAATGATGTTTGGGGTGCAGAAGGTTGCATTATTCCAGCAAATTTTATTGCTAATGTGTTATATAAACAAAAGAAAGAATTTGAAGATTTTGAAGTTAAGTTTGAGAACAGCACTATATGTCATGGAGGATTTTCATCATGGTGTTGTATTACCGATAAGAATGGTGAAAAGAGACTTCTTAGAAGAGAGTCTGGTTGGTGGGGCGATGGCTTACTTGAAGCGCTTGATGGTGAGATAAAAGGTATCGTGCAATGGCTAGATCACCATTATTATTTAAGTGATGATGATAAAAAAGCTATTGGCGAAAAGATGATTGATGCTTATGAAAAATGGGAAAAGGAGCATGAATGATGGAAGAGTTTTTATTGCTACTAGTGGTCGTAATTGTTGTATTAGGTTTTGCAGAGTATTTGGATAGATAGGAAAACGATAGGAGAGATGAGATTATGGAAAGAAAAGTTTGGACTAAAGATGAATTTTTAAATAAGTATGACGAATTGAGAAGTCAAGGTTTGGATTGGATAGAAATAAAAGAACGATTTGATATGGATTATATGACCATTGATAATTTTAGGGATTTACGTAAATATTTTATACTTTTTTCAGATGATAAATATATGAATAAAATTATCCAACGACTTAAAAAGAGTATTAATGAAGTTGGAGCAATGTATATAAATAAAAAACTTTGGTCACCAGTTGATCCATTATGTGCTCTTAATATGGCAGTTGCAGTTTTAAAAAATGAAGGTTATGAAGAGTGGTTTATGTGTATTGGTAAGAGTGAAGAAGAGAAAATGACATATCGTTTGCTGGCATCTCCAAAAATTGGTGATGTAAATATTTTAGAATTTGTTAAGAAAACGGGGCACTTAGTAGTTGATAAATCTTAAAAATAACGGTCATTTTTGTGACCACTTTTATATTTCAAAAGTGGGCTTTTGGTCAGTTTTTGGCCACTTTTATATTTTTATGGTCAGTTTTTTGAGTGAAAATGGTCGATTTTAACGATTTTTGTGGTCATTTGCCCACTTTTTGCCCACTTTTATTTTAAAACCGGGCAGTGAAAAACCTTGATATAATCAGCGTTTTTTCGATTTTTGCCCACTTGCCCACTTGCCCACTTTTTTCTCTTACTTTTATAGAAAAATTTAATAAAATATAAAAAGTTTTACAAATAAAAGTGGGCTTTTGACCATAAGTTGAATTTTGTGGTTTTTCAAAGATGTTTTGAAGTTAGGAGATTATTATGTTTAGACTTATATTTTATGGCTGATTGATATATAATTATCAAAAGGAGATGATTTTCAATGTCGCAGATTATTAAAACGGAACAGGGGTTTGATGTATTAGATGATGATGGCGAAATTATCGGTAAAGGTTTTAGCAATGAATTTTTAAGTAACTATTCTGAAGCGTCAGATGAGCAAGGTCTTTCGGTTCTTTGTCCACTTTGTGACGACCAATTACATTTTAATGAAGCGGAAAATTTTTTTGTATGTTTAGGATGTGGATATGAAATGAGCCGACAAGATTTTTTGGAATATATAAACGCTGATGTTCCAGGTGAAGAATGCTTAACATGCGATAGTTTATATCCTGGATGCACGTGGTGCACTTATGGATACGTTAAAGACGAAGATGAATTTTAATAATTATGAGTTAAGAGTCTAATATTTAGGCTCTTTTCTTTTTGCGCGAAAAATACAAGGACTATTATAGGGGAGAGAGACAATACGTTTAAATTGTTCTCTCTTTTTTATTTTATTAGTGAATTTAAGGAGAGAAGAATGGCTAATAAAGAAAACAAATTTCAGGCTGATCTTATAAAAGAACTTAAGCAGTTATTTCCTGGATGCATCATTTTGAAAAACGATGCGAACTATATACAAGGAATACCTGATTTGACAATCTTTTATAACGACCGTTGGGCAGTACTAGAATGTAAGAAAAACAGAACCGCCAGCCATAGACCAAATCAAGATTATTATGTAAAGAAAATGGATGATATGTCTTTTGCAAGATTTATCTATCCAGAAAACAAGGAGGAGATTATTAATGAGCTTCAACAAGCATTTCGAATTAGAAGGTAAGCACGCGTTTCTTAGTGCGAGCAATTATCGTTGGCTTAAATATGACAAAAATAAGTTGATTGATATTTATAACGCTCGACAAGCGATTGAACGTGGAACTAAATTGCATGAATATGCGGCTACAGCGATTAGACTAAAAAGAAAACAACCAAAAACAAAAGAAACAGTTTGTATGCATATTAATGATGCTATTGGTTTTAGAATGGAACCTGAAGTAGTTCTTAAGTATTCTCTAAATTGTTTTGGGACTGCTGATGCAATATGCTTCAGAAATAAGACATTAAGAATCCACGATTTAAAGACTGGAGAATCTCCAGCTAAAATGGATCAGCTGATGATTTACGCTGCTTTATATTGTTTGGAGTATGATGTGAATCCTTGCGATATTAAAACTGTCTTGCGTATTTATCAGTTTAATAATTTTATGGAGTATGAACCAGAACCTAATGAGATTAAAGAAATCATAGATATCATCATTGAATTTGATGGTGTTATTGACCAAGTGAAACGAGGTGAAATCTAAGATGGATGAAGAATATGTATTTAAAATTCCAATTGGAGAAGTTACTGAAGTTTTAGAAGATGAGCTAGAACATTATGGTATGCCTAGACGAAGTGGTCGATATCCTTGGGGTTCAGGCGATACTCCATATCAACATGGAGGTCCGTATTCGGCCAATGATTTCGTTCAAAGAATAAACGAACTAAAATCAGAAGGAGTTACTTCAAAAGAGATTGCCGATTATTTTGGTGTTACAACTACTGCTTTGAGAGCACAAGAGTCAATTGCTAAAAACGAAATTAGAAACATCAAAGTTGATACAGCTAAAGCATTAAAAGAAAAAGGTTTTAACACATATCAAATAGCAGATAAAATGGGAATCGCTGAAAGTTCAGTTAGATCCCTTTTAAATTCTCAAACCGAAGCAAGAAGTAATAAAGCTCAGAAGACTGCTGATTTCTTGAAGAAGAAAGTTAATGAAAAAGGCATGATTGATGTTGGTACAGGAGTTGAACTGTCTCTAAACATATCAAAAGAAAAATTAAAAGAGAGTTTATATTTGCTTGAGAATGAAGGATATAAAGTTTACAAAGGACAAATGCCACAAGTAACCAATAAAGGTAAATATACAACCATCAAAATATTATGCCCACCAGGAACAGAATATAAAGATATTTATAATTTCGATAAAATTAATTCATTGGAAGATTATATTTCTTACGATAACGGCGAATCATTTAAACCAGCTTTTGCATATCCAAGTAGCATGAATTCAAAACGATTAGCTATTAGATATGCAGAAGAAGGCGGTACGGACAGAGATGGACTGATTGAGCTTAGACCTGGTGTTAAAGATTTAGATTTAGGTGGATCAATGTATGCCCAAGTTCGAATCTTGGTTGATAACAAAAAGTATATCAAAGGTATGGCTGTATATTCTAATGATTTACCAGACGGCGTTGATGTTAGATTCAATACCAATAAAAGTAAATCAAAAAGTAAAATGGAATGTCTTAAAGATATTAAGGACGATCCACACAATCCGTTTGGTTCATTAATTAAAGAACGAGGTGGACAAAGTTATTATATCGGTAAAGATGGTAAAGAACATTTATCTTTAATCAATAAGAGAGCAGAAGAAGGAGATTGGAATGAATGGGCTAAAAAGATTTCAGGTCAAGTCTTATCAAAACAAACTCCTGGTACAGCAAAAACACAATTAGATTTAACGCTTGCAGAAAAGAAATTAGAATTTGACAACATTTGTGCACTTACAAACCCAGTATTAAAGAAAAGCTTATTAAAATCTTTTGCTGACGATTGTGATGCAGGTGCAGTGCACTTAAAAGCTACAGCATTTCCTAGACAAAAGACTCACGTCTTACTTCCTTTAACTACTATCAAAGACAACGAAGTTTATGCACCATTCTATAAGAACGGAGAAAAGATAGCATTAATTCGTTATCCTCATGCTGGTACATTTGAAATACCTATTCTTACAGTTAACAATAAGAATGCAGAAGGAAAGAAAATGATGGGAACAACACCATTAGATGCTATTGGTGTCAATAGTAAAACAGCAGGAATACTATCGGGTGCTGACTTTGATGGCGACACTGTTACAACAATACCTTTATCTGGCAAAGTAAAGATTACTTCGACTAGACCTTTAGATGGATTGAAAAATTTTGATCCTAAAGATGCTTATCCAAAACGAGAAGGCATGAAAATTATGTCTGAAAAACAAAAGCAAATTGAAATGGGTGTAACATCTAACCTGATTACTGATATGACAATTAAAGGCGCCACTGATAAAGAATTAGCACGTGCAGTAAGACATTCAATGGTTGTAATTGATGCAGTTAAACATGAGTTAGATTATAAGAAATCAGAACAAGACAATGGCGTTTCTGCATTAAAGAAGAAGTATCAACGTAATATTGATCCTGAAACTGGTGCCGAAACTCACGGCGTATCTACATTGTTATCTCGTGCCAAATCAGAACAAAGAGTTTTGAAAAGAGTTGGTACACCTAAGGTTAATCAAAAAGGAAAGCCTTGGTATGATTCAAGTAAACCTGAAGGAGCATACATCTATAACGAAGTACGTGAAGAGTATATTGATAAGCATGGTAAGACTCAAGTTCGTACAATGAAGAGCACTAGAATGGCCGAGACCGCCGACGCCCATACATTATCCACTGGGACCCCTATAGAGGAAACATATGCCGACTTCGCTAATGGATTGAAATCCCTAGCTAATAGAGCACGTAAAGAGATGGTGTACACTTCTAACCCCACAACTAATAAAGCGGCTAAGTATAAGTATGCTGCTGAAGTCAAATCGTTAGACAATAAACTTAAAATGTCTTTATCAAACGCACCTAGGGAGAGAGCAGCACAAGCATTGGCCAATAGTGAGGTTAAAGCTAAGAAAGCAGCTCATCCTGAACTTACAGCTTCTGAAGAAAAGAAACTTAGTCAGCAAGCATTGTCTAGAGCTAGAACAGTTGTTGGCGCTAAGCGTACGCTAGTTGAAATAACTGACAGTGAATGGGAAGCAATTCAAGCAGGAGCAATTACTCCTACAAAGCAAGCACAAATCTTTAATCATACAGATAGTGATAAACTTAGAGAACGTGCAACGCCTAGAAATAAATTAGCTGTTACTGATGCTAAGATTGCAAGTATGAAAGCTATGAAGAACTCAGGTTTTACTACCGATGAGATAGCAAACAAACTTGGAGTTTCTGCATCAACAGTAATTAAGTATATCAAATAGAAAGGAGACAGACATGGTAGCTTTAACAACAGTCGATAATCCCTTTGACCCCATAGACGACTTCTATAATTGGTATGCGTTTGATTTACTTCAAGGTCATGATTCATGCGGTTTACTAGCTAGAGTCGCAAAGACTTCTGATACTTTAAGCGATAAAGAATACGAACTAGAAGTCGAAAGAGCAATTGATGAAATTATTAAATACGATTTAGAAAAAAAGTTTGTGAAAGTTAAACGTTAATACAAATTAATTGAATGAATTATTCAAATGAATAATCATAAAAATAAAATATTTTCTAGGAATAGCAAATCATTTAATAAAAAACAAATATAACAAGTGTAACAAGACCGAATTGCTTCAACGAATGGATAGCGGGGGGTCTTGAAAATTCACACCCCCTCCCATATCGCGCTGGTCTTAAAAATTTCCCCGGAGGTAAAATTCTGGGGACTTTTCTATATTTAGTGTCTTTGAAGCTACTTATAGACATTTTTTACTCCATAGGATACACCTTCAGTTGCTATATAAAATTGCGTAACAATACTTATATAATCTCTCCTGTAAATAGATCATAAGCCATAACGAAAATGACCACCAACTTCATCGATACCTATCTATAAGTAGCTTCAAAGACATTAGAATACATGTTAAACATCATCAAAAGGAGGTAAAAACTAATGAAAAAAAAAGACTCTACAACATCTAGAGCTTCACATCCATCCATTTCACCTGACGTTGACAAAAGACGTATGCGTTCATTAGCAATGTCTAATTTACTTAACCGCTTAGAAGATGGTACTGCAACTTCTCAAATGATTTCATTAGCCATGTCGATGTCTTCGGAAAAAGAGGAGATGGAATTGGAAAAACTAAAAAACGAAAACGCACTTTTGGTTGCTAAGAGAGAAGCTCTAGAAAGTCAAAAAGCATCCGAACAAGCATTCAACGAAGCTCTAGAAGCATTTAAACAATACAGCGGAAATGGAAGTTCGAAATATGACAAAGAGTTATAACGAATTATCTAAACTTCGTACGTTTAATGAACGTTTTAAATATTTGCAAGTTAAGAACAAAATTGGAAATCAAACATTTGGGTCAAAAAGATATTTAAACCAAATGCTATATAAGAGCAAAGAATGGATGCGAGTTAGAAATAAGGTTATCATTCGTGATAATGGTTGTGATTTGGGCATAGAAGGTCGAGAAATTAATGGACCTATAAATGTACATCACATTAATCCCATTACGGAAAAAGACATAGTAAACAGATCTCCAATAGTGTTTGACATGAATAACTTAATATGCGTATCCGATAACACTCATAAAGCCATACATTATGGTGATGAAGAGTTGCTCATGGATGATTACCAACCTAGAAGATTATTTGATACTTGTCCATGGAAAAGGAGTGATTAGAATGGACGATAGTATATTAAACTCAGTAAAAATACAATTAGGTATTCCTAAAGACCACACGGAATTTGATGAACAGCTTATTAGACACATCAATTCCGTTTTTATTTCACTTTACCAAATAGGTGCCGGTCCCGAGGATGGATTTAGCATTGAGACTAAAGACGATGAATGGAACGAGTTTTCTGAAAATCAAATGCTTGTTAATGCAGTTAGTGAGTATATGTATTTAAAAGTAAAAACTTTATTTGACACATCCACAAGTTCAGCAGTAGGCGATTCTATTAAAGACCAATTAAAGGAATTGGAATTTAGAATCAATGTTGCTTCTGATCTATAAACTCAAAATAAATTAAATCATCAATAGAAAGGACTGATTACAAAATGCTGTCAAATACAGCGGTACCTATTTATTATGGACGTTTCAGAGACGCAGTAATTAATCGACAGATTCCAGTTAATCGCAACATTTCTATGGAAATGAACCGTATTGACAGACTGATAGCTGATCCTAATTTCTATTACGATGATGAAGCGATTGAAGGATGGATTTCTTACTGTGAGAGAGAATTAACCCTTACAGATGGTGCCGATTTACATTTATTAGATACCTTCAAACTATGGGGCGAACAAATATTTGGTTGGTATTACTTTGTAGAGGAAGAAGTATATGAACCGTATCCTGATGGAAACGGTGGGCGATATGTCAAAAAAGTAATTAAAAAACGACTTACCAATAAACAGTATCTAATAGTAGCCAGAGGTGCCGCCAAATCAATGTATGGGGCATGCATCCATAATTATTTCTTAAATGTTGATACTACAACCACTAAACAAGTTGCTACTGCTCCGACAATGCGTCAAGCAGAAGAAGTACTTGCTCCGATTAGAACTTCGATTACGAGGGCACGAGGTCCTCTCTTCAAATTTTTAACAGCTGGTAACATACATAACAGCACTTCTAAAATGGATAAAAAATTCCTAGCGTCTACAAAGAAAGGAATTCAAAATTTTCTAACGGATTCAATAGTTGAAATTAGACCAATGACAATCGACAAACTTCAAGGATTAAATACAAAATGCGCAACAATTGACGAATGGTTATCAGGAGATATTCGTGAAGATGTAATGACACCATTGGAACAAGGGGCTAACAAAGTAAAGGATTGGCTCATTGTTGCTATTAGTTCTGAAGGGACGGTTAGAAATGGTTCTGGTGATGACATCAAAATAGAATTAAAGAAAATTTTAAAGGGCGAAATCGAAGACCCTCATACTTCTATTTGGTGGTATTGCTTGGATTCGATTGACGAAGTTGCACATCCTGAATTATGGGTGAAAGCTCAACCTAACATTGGAAAAACAATTAGCTATGAAGCATATCATCGATATGTTAAAAGAGCGGAAGCAGCGCCAGCAGCAAGAAATGACATCTTAGCTAAATGCTTTGGTATACCAATGGAAGGCTACACTTATTTCTTTACTTATCAAGAAACTTTACCTCATTCCAAACAAGATTATTGGAGAATGGCTTGTTCTTTAGGTGCAGACTTGTCTCAAGGAGATGACTTTTGTGCATTTACTTTCTTATTTCCACTCAAATATGGTGATTTTGGTGTTAAAACTAGAAACTATATTACTAGAAGAACCTTAAATCGCTTACCGCTCTCAATGCGAGAAAAGTATGAAGAATTCATTAAAGAAGGAAGTCTTATTGTTCTAGAAGGAGCGGTTCTTAATATGATGGAAGTTTATGAAGATTTAGATAACTACATCATTGAAAAAGAGTACATTGTTCAAAGCTTTGGTTATGACCCTTACAACGCTGAAGAATTTGTAAAAAGATGGACAACTGAAAATGGACCATTTGGTATTGAAACGGTTAGACAAGGGGCTAGAACAGAAAGCGTTCCTCTAGGTGAAATAAAGATATTAGCAGAAGATAGAAAATTAATATTTGACGAAAGTCTAATGTCTTTTGCAATGGGTAATTGTATCACACTAGAAGATACGAATGGCAATAGAAAACTATATAAAAAGAAACGAGATAGAAAGATTGATGCTGTTGCGGCATTGGTTGATGCCTATGTTGCATACAAAGTTAATATCGAAGTATTTGAATAAGGAGGTTAAGCAATGTTAGTACGAGAAACAGTATTAATGCATTATGGCGTTAAAGGCATGAAATGGGGAGTTAGGCGTTATCAAAATAAAGATGGTAGTTTAACTTCTAAAGGTAAGAAACATTATACTGATGACGTCAATGCCGATGTTAATACCAGTAAATCTAAAAATCCATTAAAACGCCACAAACAAAATCTTATTAACAAATATATGTCAAACGGCTATTCCAAAGAAGCTGCTGAAGCAAAAGCAAAACAAAGAATGATTACTGAGGCTACGGTTGCGGTTGTCGGAGGTGTAGCAATAGCAGTTGTTGGTAAAAAAGTTGCAACAAGAGTTGGACAAGATTATTGCGACAAAATAATTAAATCTGGTCATGAAATACAAAATGTAGGCGCCAATAGTAAAGAAACATTTAAAGATAGACCTTTTTATGCAGCTATCAACAAACATGATAAGAAAGCTTATGGAACACTTTATCCTGCTGAAAAACGTAATAATGTACGAAACGAATCATCTATGCCATATGAAGGCATATATAGAAATAGGTTGAAAGTTACAAAAGATATAAAAAGAGCATCTAATAATAGCGCACGAAAAATTATGCAAGATATGCTGGAAAAAGATCCAAAATATCGAAAAGAAGTTATAAGCGCTATGAACGGAACCATGTATGGGTGGTCTGATGGTAAATCACCGGAGAAATTATTGAAAGAAAATCCAAAAAAATTTTATGATAGATTTAATCAAGCACTTGCTACTCCACAATTTCAAAATAATGATGTACATAAAAAATTCTATAAAGAATTAGAAAAACATGGTTATAATGCTTTAATCGATGTAAACGACACTAGATATAGCAGATATAAAAACATTGCAAAAAGTCCAACTATCGTTTTTGGGAAAAATGTTGTTGAAAAAATGGAAAGCAATAAGTACGATGAAGAAACGATTGATATTAATGCTTTGAGACATTTACTTAAAATACAAGAGCAAAATAAGTCTATTAAAAAAGCGGCTATAGTAGGAGCATATGGAAGTGAATATGTTATTGCTAGAGAATTATATAAACAATATCGTATTAATAAATATTTAAAAGAACATCCTAAATCGAAACTTACAGCCGATGAAATATTAAGGGAATCGTAAAAAATATGTTACAATGAGTACAGATGATATACTTTTATAGTGAAAGGATGGGAATATGAAGAACTTAATGAAACTAGAATATATCGCAAAAAAAAATGGATATATTAATATGGTTGATATGCTATCTGAATATGGTATGTTTCCTATTTTTAGAAAAGTGCTAAAAAAAGAAATTGATACTAAGAAAATAGATAGAATAGCTATCAAGAATGGTTATAACGATACCTGGGGTATGCTTATAGAATGTGATATGGTGCCCAGTGTCCAAAAACCATATAAAAATTGGTGTCATAACAAACCAAAATTTAAAATATTATTACTGAAAGATTTTATAGAATGCATGAGAAAGAGACCATAATTGATAGGTCTCTTTTTTATTTTTAAAGGAGGTCAACCAATGATAGTAAGAGAATCAGAATTAATGCACTACGGCGTCCTAGGAATGAAATGGGGACATAGAAAAACTGCTTCCTCTATATCTAGGAGTAAAACTATTAAAAACTATCATGAAGACTATTTAAAAGTTCATGATGGTAAAAAAGCCTATCAATTAAGCGATAGCGAATTAAAAAAACGCAATAAACGTCTTCAAGCGGAAGAACAGTACACTCGAATGACACAAAGTCAAAATAAAGGAAAAAAAGCAGTGAAGGCCATCATTGGTTTTGCTGGCACTTTAAACGCTGCTTATGGTGCTTATAAAACTTATGAACGATTTGGAAGAAAAATCGTAAGTAAAATTAGTTGAAAATAATTATTTAGTTCTTTTGAAATTAACACCTAACATTACGCCACCAACCATTACAGTCCCAACTACTACGCTTAAAACTTTATTAAATAATTCATGGATTCGTTCGTTAGATTCTTTAGCTACGAGATCCATCTTCTCTAAAAGTTCTTTAATTTCATCATTTAATATTAGTTTATCTTCTAATGATAAATCCTCACGTTTTAATTCATCTTGTAGAGTATTTATCTCAGACAAATATGCATCCAACACTTTGTGAGTATTTTTATCAGTATGTTCTATAACTTCATCCATTGCTTTAGTTACATCGGTTAGAGCATCAGAACACATTTTAGCAAATTCAGGGAACTTTTTTAAAACTTCTTTAGCAACTTCAGGATTCATACATTGTAACGACGAAGTAAAAGACATTATTTTATCTTTTGACATGTGACGCCAATCAGGAATATTTAAGCGTTTTAAAACTTCTTCTTCAGTTAATTCATGTTGTACTGAAGTTCTTCTTATATTTGGCAATTGTATGTTAGGTTTTTTAAATTCAAATTTCATATATGTCACCTTCCTAATATTGATTATAAATTATCACAACTGTTAATTCAATAAGAAGCACATATAAACAATATAAACTATTTAAGGAGTAAAAATTCAAAATGAAAATTATAGATAGATTACAGCACGGCTGGAATGCTTTCATTAATAACAAGGACCCTACTCTTAGGCCAGGACCAAGTTATTCATATCGACCGGATAGAGCTAGGTTCACTAGAGGAAACGAACGTTCAATCGTTACATCTATATTTAATAGAATTGCAATGGATGCAAGCAGTATAGATATAGAACATGTAAGAGTTGATAAGGACGGACGATTTACAGGAATAATTGATAGTGGGTTGAACAATTGCTTAACATTGGAAGCAAACATTGACCAGACAGGAAGAGCGTTCATGCAAGATGCGGTTATGTCAATGCTTGATGAAGGTGTTGTTGCTTTGGTGCCTATAGATACTACTCTAGATATTAACACCAATTCGTTTGATGTTGAGACGATTCGTGTCGGAAAAATTATGGAATGGTATCCTCAACATATTAAAGTACGTGTCTATGATGAGAATAGCGGTACTAAAAAAGATGTTGTGGTGCCTAAACGGTCTGTAGCAGTTATAGAAAATCCTTTCTATTCTGTTATTAATGAACATAACTCAACAATGCAACGATTAATAAGAAAACTTAATTTACTGGACGCAATCGATGAGCAAAGTGGTTCAGGAAAATTAGATTTAATTATTCAATTGCCTTATGTACTAAAGGGTGAACAGCGTATTAAAAACGCTGAAGATAGACGCTCTACATTAGAAAGACAATTGAATAATTCTAAATTAGGAATTGGTTACATTGACTCAACTGAGCATGTAATTCAATTAAATAGGTCATTAGATAACAATCTAATGAAACAAATCGAATACTTACAAAGCATGCTCTATAGTCAGCTTGGTATCACGCAATCTATTTTAGATGGTACAGCTGATGAAAAGACCATGCTTAATTACTTTAGTAGGACTATTGAACCAATAGTGTTTGCTATTGCCTGCGAAATGAAAAGAAAATTTTTAAGTAAGACTGCCAGAACACAAGGGCAGTCCATTTTTTATTTTAGAGACCCTTTTAAGCTAGTTCCAGTAACTGAATTAGCTGATATCGCAGACAAATTAACTCGTAACGAAATTGCGTCTTCAAATGAAATGAGACAAAAGATCGGATGGAAACCATCAACAGATCCTAAAGCAGATGAACTTAGAAATAAGAATCTAAGCGCCCCTAATGAAGAATCGCAATCGTTAAATAAAGAACAATATTATGAGGAGGAAAATCAAAATGGATGAACAATTTGACATTGAAGGTTGGGCTACCAAATGCAACATCAAGTGCGCTGATGGTCGTGTAATCATGCCAAATGCTTTTCAACATCAAGACGGAGAAACAGTGCCTGTTGTATGGAATCATGACCATAACAATCCAGAAAATGTATTAGGCCACGCATTACTAGAAAACAGACCGGATGGAGTTTATGCATACGTTAAATTCAACGATACCGAATCTGGAAAAGTTGCTAAATCGTTAACAGAGCATAAAGACATCACACGATTCTCTATCTGTGCTGGAAAATTAAAACAACAAGGATCTAACGTGGTTCATGGATTAATCAGTGAAGTTTCATTAGTTTTAGCTGGAGCAAATCCTGGAGCAGTCATCGAATCTGTAATCAAGCATGGTTCTGATGAAGGCGAAGAAGCAATTATCATCTCACATGATGAATTTCAATTATATCACAGTGCAGATGTTAAAGAACCAGTAAAAAAAGAGTCTAAACCTAATGAACAAGATCCTAAAGCAAAAAGCATCAAAGATATTATCGATAGCATGAGTGAAGAACAAAAAGAAGCTATGTATTTCTTAGTTGGAAAAGCAGTAGAAGATGCAAAAGCTGGAAAACTTGACGATGAAGAACCACAAGATGACAAAGTAGAACATTCTTTAAACGAAGAAGTAATTGACCAAGGAGGAACTTACATGAAAAACAATTTATTTGAAACTGGCGGAAACCAAACAGTATTAACGCATGCCGATGAAGAAGCTATCATTGAATTAGCTAAACAACGTAATAGCAACGGTTTCCAAGATGCATTAAAAACTTACATGTCTGAACATCAACATTTACAACATGGAATTGATCAAATCGATACTTTATTTCCTGAGTTTACTAATTTAAATCCAGGTGCTCCAGAATTATTAACAAGAGATCAAGGATTTGTTGACCATGTAATTAACGGTGCACACAAAACACCTTTCTCTAGAATTCGTACTAGAAAAGCCGATGCTAGAAAAGCCGAAATTAGAGCAAAAGGTTATAAGAAAGGTTCACAAAAAACAAAAATCGGTAACATTAATTTATTAACTAGAACTACTGATCCACAAACAGTTTATGTTAAAGATGAATTAGAAAGAGATGACATCGTAGATATTACTGACTTCGATGTGGTTGAATATCAATATGGTGTAATGAATATGGCATTAAAAGAAGAAGTAGCATTAGCTGTATTAATCGGTGATGGTCGTGAAACTGGAGATGCTCATAAAATTTCAGAAGAACATATTAGACCTATTTGGTTAGATGATGATCTCTATACTATTCATGGTGATGTGGATTTAGCAGCTATGAAAAAAGAATTACAAGGTACTAACACTGGAGCTAATTTCGGTGAAGAATATATTTACGCTGAAGCTATGATTAAACAATCATTATTCTTACGTGAACAATATAAAGGAAGCGGAAATGTTGAATTATTCTGCACACCACATATGTTAAATGTTATGCTATTAGCTAGAGATTTAAATGGTAGACGCATCTATTCGTCAAAAAATGATTTAACAAAAGCTTTAAATGTAAAAGACATTGTTACCGTAGAACAATTCGAAGGTAAAACAAGAAAAGTTTCAGAAGGTAACAAAACAAAACAATTATTAGGGTTATTTGTAAATATGGATGATTACAATATCGGTTCTACAAAAGGTGGAGAAATCTCTAAATTCTCAGATTTTGATATTGACTTCAACCGTTACAAATACTTAATGGAAACTAGATTATCTGGTGCCTTAACAAGACCTTACTCAGCAATCGCTTTAGAACTTGATGTTACAGATAAAACTGCAACAGGCGATCGTGTTGGGTAATTTTTAGTTTAAGGAGAAAATCAAAATGAGTAAATGGTACGGCAAGATTGCATATGGGGTAACAAAAGAAATCAAACCGGGATGTTGGTCAAACGTAATTGAAACAAAAAACTATTATGGTGATTTAATTAACGATAGATGGCGAAGACAAACCAGTAATAAAGTTAATGACGATATCAACTTCGTTAGTTCCTTGAGTATTCTTGCTGACCAATTTATCTCGGAACATTGCTATGATTTGCTTTATGCTGAGGTAATGGGTGTTAAATGGAAAATCACTGATATTTCTATTCAATACCCTAGAATACTTCTAACTCTTGGGGGTAAATACAATGGAAAGTAGAAGATTAAAACTGCATGAAATATTAGTAGAAATTTTAGGAGCGGACCATGTGTATTTTCAACCTCCAGAGAATGTTAAACTTGAATACCCTGCAATCGTATACTCAAGAAAACAAATCAGCAATCGTTTTGCAGACAATTTAGTTTACAAGCAAAATTTCACATATCAAATCACTGTCATTGATTATGATCCAGATAGTGCGATAACTGCCAAAATATCAACTATTATAAATTGTTCATATCAAAACAGTTATATTGCAGATGGACTAAATCATGACGTTTTTAATTTAATTGTATAAGGAGGATTAAACAATGGCTGCATTAGTTTGGGATCAAACTGGAAAAAAATATTATGAAACAGGCGTAGATAAAGGCGTTTACTATCCTTTAGAAGCAAGTGGTGCCTATGGTACAGGAGAAGCTTGGGACGGATTGATGTCTGTCGAAGAAAGTCCATCAGGTGCGGAACCTTCAGCAATCTACGCAAATAACCATAAGTACTTAGAATTAATGTCTGAAGAAGAATTTGCAGGTACTATTGGAGCTTACACTTACCCTGCAGGCTTTAACGCTTGTCAAGGTGTTGCAGAAATGAAAGAAAATACTGGTGTTTATGTCACTCAACAAGTAAGAAAGCATTTCGGATTTTCTTATAGAACATTAGTTGGTAATGACACAGAATTAGATGATCACGGATATAAACTACATTTGGTTTATAATGCATTAGCAAAACCATCTAGTCAAACAAATAACTCAAAGAATGATTCTGCGGAAGCTAAAGAATTATCTTGGGAATTCTCTACAACACCTGTTGAAGTAGGAGTTGATAAATTAAAACCAACTGCACATATCGTTATTGATAGTAGAGTTATCGATGCTGGTAAATTAAAGAAAATCGAAGATTTAATTTACGGTACAACTGAAAAAGAAGCAACTTTACCTTCGCCTAAAGCGATTTATGATATTATTGTTGCAGAAGGATAATTGAATTGAGGAATCGTGTAAAAAGCGATTCCTTTTTATTTTATTAATTTTAAAGGAGAGAGAAACATGTACAAATTAAATATTTCATATCAAGACTTTAATGGAAATGATCGTAAAGATTCATTCTTTTTTAATTACACTGAGGCTGAAGTACTTGAATTAGATTTTCAAGAAAAAGACGGAATTGAAGGATATATTAACAGAATCATCAAAGCTGAAGATGGAAAAAGTATCATCAAATTCATCAAAGAAATTATCTTAAAAGCATATGGTGAAAAAACAGCTGACGGGAGAGGCTTTGTTAAATCAAAAGAATTATCTGATTCGTTTGCAAGTACCAATGCTTTTTCAAAATTATTGTTAAGTTTGGCAACAGATGCAAAAGCTGCTGCTTCATTCATTAATGGATGCACTTCTAAAAGCTTAGTTGTTAAAGATTTAGAAGAAAACGAAAGCGATACACCAGACGCTTAAAGAACTATGCTAAAACTATACATTCCTGAAAGCGAAGATTGGGATTCAGATAAAGAAATGTTTATACCAATTCCATCTATAATCATTGAACTAGAGCATTCATTAGTTTCATTAAAAAAATGGGAGGAAATATGGTGTAAGCCATTTTTGTATACTGAAAAGCTCACGTTGGAAGAAAGAATGAGTTATGCAAAGTGTATGACCATAACACCAAATGTGGATGACGGTATTTACAAACGTCTAACCGTAAAAGATTTCAATGAAATTGAGCAGTATATTAACTCACCACATACTGCTACGAAACTTAATAATAATTCATTAACAAAAAAAGGTGGGATTAAAAAGAAAGAGATTATGACTGCTGAAATGATTTATTACTACATGATTAATCTCCATATACCTATTGAAATGTCGTATTGGCATCTCAATAGTTTGTTAACACTGATTAATTTATTTGTGCTAAAAAATACTCCAGAAAAGAAAATGAGTGAGCAAGATTTAGCATTGCAATATGCCGAATTAAATGCTAGAAGACAAGCGCAAATACGAAAAGATAGAGAAAATATGAAAGGAGAATAACTATGGCTAATTCGGAAACGATTTTAAATATTGCTAGAGGATGGTTAGGATGCAACGAAAAAGATAATACACATCGCCAAATTATTGATATTTATAATGCACACTCACCATTGGCAAGAAGTTATAAAGTTAAATACACCGATTCTTGGTGTGCAACGTTTGTAAGTGCATGTGCGATTAAAGCGGGATGTACTGATATTATTCCTACTGAATGCAGTTGCAATAAAATGATTGAATTATTTCAAAAGATTGGATGTTGGCAAGAAGATGAATCAGTAACACCTGCATCAGGTTGGATCATTTTTTATGACTGGCAAGACAGTGGTGTAGGTGACAATAGAGGTTCTTCCGAACATGTTGGTATTGTCGAAAAAGTATCTGAAGGAGTTATCACCGTAATCGAAGGAAATAAAAATGATTCGGTTGCTCGAAGAACACTAAAAGTAAATGGAAAATACATTAGAGGTTATGGTGTTCCAAACTTTAATCAAGTTGCAGTAAAACCTATTGAAAGCGAAAAGAAGTCAACCTTATATAAGGTTAAAGTAAACACGCCTAGCGGACTTAATTGTCGAAAAGAACCATCGACAAACGCAAACATTGTAACTGCTTATCCTAACAATACACCTTTAGACATTATTGCTGAAAGTAATGGATGGGGAGAAACAGCTGATGGATGGATCTTTCTGAAATATACTGCAAAGGTCAACAGTGATGCTAGCATTCAAAATGGAAATAAAAATAATGGTAAAGCTCTTGGTAATTATAAAACGACAGCTAAACCTGCTTTAAAGGTAAGAGAAGGGCCTGGCGAATCTTATGATAGAGTTCCTAAAAATAAATTAACAAAAGATGGACAAGCTCATTCCAATGAAAATGGTGGATTGTTACCTGGTACAACAGTGACAGTCTTAGAATGGATTGGCGAATGGGCAAAAATTCCATCCGGTTTTGTTAAAGGAACATATCTAGTAAAAGCTTAGTTCTAATGATTTCAATAGAAGAAAAGGGCGATTTTAAAGCTCTTACTGCTTATCTAAAAAAAATAAATAAAAATGCAAAAATAGAGATTTTAGATAAATATGGACAAGAGGGAGTACGTCTACTTTCTAAGGCTACTCCTGTACGTTCAGGTAAAACCGCCAATTCTTGGTATTACAAGATAGAACGTGGCAAAGATTCAGTGTCTTTAAATTTCTATAATTCAAATGTAAACAAAGGAGTTCCAATAGCAATCATATTACAGTATGGACATGGAACTCGTAATGGAGGTTGGGTACAGGGTCGAGACTATATTAATCCTGCTATTCAGCCTCTTTTTAATAAATTAGCTCAAGAAGCTTGGAAAGAGGTGACTGAAGTATGAGTCGAGAAATAGATGAAAAAATTGTCTCGATGCAATTTAATAACAAAGATTTCGAGAAGAATGTAGGCGTCACGCTATCTACATTAGACAAACTAAAAAGTAAATTAAATTTTAAAGAGTCACTTAAAGGTTTTGAGCAATTAGATAAAGGTGCGAAAAAAGTTGATTTTAGTAAACTTCAATCTGGAGTTGAAACTGTAAAATTAAAACTATCAGCAATGGAGGTTGTTGGCATAACTGCGTTAACTAATATCACCAATAGTGCTATAAGTACAGGAAAGCAACTTGTAAGCGCCTTAACAATCGATCCAATTAGAACAGGATTGGACGAATACGAAACACAGATCAATGCAATACAAACAATCTTAGCAAATACTGAAAGTAAAGGATCGAATCTTACACAAGTAAACGCTGCATTAGATGAGTTAAATACCTATGCTGATAAAACTATTTACAACTTTACAGAAATGACTCGTAACATTGGTACTTTTACTGCGGCTGGTGTTGATTTGGATAAGTCAGTATCTTCTATCAAAGGTATTGCCAACTTAGCAGCTGTATCAGGTTCAACAAGTCAACAAGCTTCAGTTGCAATGTATCAATTGTCACAAGCTTTAGCTGCCGGTACAGTTAAATTACAAGACTGGAACTCAGTTGTAAATGCGGGAATGGGTGGACAAATCTTCCAAGATGCCTTGAAGCGCACGGCCGAACACATGGGTAAGAATGTTGATGAGTTGATTAAAAAATATGGCTCATTCAGAGAATCTTTATCTCAAGGTAATTGGTTAACAACAGAAGTACTTACTGAAACATTAACACAATTATCCGGAGCATATAGCAAAGCTGACTTAATTGCGCAAGGATACACTGAAAAACAAGCTGAAGAAATTAGTAAGTTAGCAGAAACAGCAGTAAACGCTGCTACTAAAGTTAAGACTGTAACACAATTATGGGATACCTTAAAAGAAGCCGCTCAATCAGGATGGACTCAATCTTGGGAAATAATTATTGGTGACTTTGAAGAATCAAAAGATTTATTGACTAGCATTAGCGACAGTGCTGGAGCGATCATTCAAAAGTCAGCTGATAAACGAAATAAATTACTATCGAATTTAAGTACAGGATATAAGCAATTCGTTAATGAAGGAATATCAGATACTGGAAAATTTGATGAAACTTTTAAACAAGTAGCGAAAGACCATGGCATTGCAATTGATGATATGGTTGCTAAAACAGGATCGTTTGAGAAAGCATGTCAACAAGGCTGGGTTACTGGAGATATGCTAAAAGAAACCGTATCTAAGATGGCTGAATCTTATGCTTCAATGTCTGCCGAACAGAAAAAGAATGCGGGTGTAACTTCAGACACTATAGATAGCATTAACAAATTAAATTCATCTTTACAAGATGGAAGCTTATCTGCTGATGATTTTGCTAAGAAATTCAATAGGCTATCCGGTAGGCAAAATGTTATTGCTGGATTATCGTCTGCGGTTAATGCTTTAGGGAAATATATTTCAAGTATTAAAGAAGCTTGGAAAGACGTGTTTCCTGATATGCAAGGCGAAACACTATATAAATATACAGAAGAATTTAAAAAATTCTGTGAATCATTAAAACCTACAGAAGAGCGTTTGAACAATTTAAAACGAACTTTTGAAGGTCTTTTTTCTATTCTAGATATTTTTAAAAAAGGATTGGAAACAGTAATTAAAACAATATTTAATTTTGTAAACTCTGATGGAGCATCATCACTAATCGACCTCTTATTAAGTTGTACAGCAAGTATTGGGGATTTCTTTACATCGTTAGATAAAGGTTTTGAAACAACAGGCGCTACTGAAAGTTTAGGCAAAATAGTAACTGGAATTTCAAATTTATTAGTTGGTGTCACAGGTTCATTACACAATTTTTCCGATGCATTAAGCGTTGTTGGAGGTTATGTCAGCAAATTTGTTGGCAGTATTTGGAACGGTTTCGGTAAAGTATTTGGATGGATTACCGATAATATTTCAACGAAAGATGTGTTTGCAGGATTGTTTGGAGCAGGCGTTTTTCAAGGAATTAAAACATTTAGCGGATTATTAGATAAAATTGAAGAATCTGTTGGGAAAATATCAGGAATAGTTGATGAAGTGAAAGGCGTTTTACATGATAAATTAAACTTTAAAGAAACCTCTTCTGATTTCTCTTCAGGATTAGCTGAAATACATGATGCTTTACTAGCGTTTACAAGCGGTATTAAAACTGTGACATTAGTTTCTATTGCTGCTTCAATTGGGATTTTAACAGCATCATTGAAAACGATTTCGAAAATCAAAATGGTTGATGTTGGTAAAGGTTTGACAGCAATGGGCGTTATGTTCTTTATGCTTGACAAATCATTTAAATCAATTTCGAAAATAGTATCTGGGAGCAATTTAAGAGGAATTGTGAAATCTGGAGCTACTCTTATCTTAATATCTCAATCAATCAAGGTTCTTGGTAAAGCGTTAACAATTATAGCGAAGATTGATGGAATAAGATTAACTAAATCTCTCGTAACATTACCAATCGCTTTAAAAATATTAATAACATCTATGAAAAGCATGGATGGTGCAAAAGTATCACCTTCGAGCATGTTAGCAATAACTGTAATAAGCAAAGCTTGTGGTACTTTAGCAAAGGCACTTCAAGAATTTGCAAAATTATCATGGGATAAAATAATTAGAGGATTAGTTGGTATGGGTGGCGCTTTAGCCGAATTATCCATCATTACTAAATTGACTGACAAATATCTTGGTAAATCTTCAGCGTTAAGCAGTGTTTCTTTAAATATTGCAGTTAAGAGTTTAACTGATATGGCTGATGGTTTAAGCGCTTTCGGAAAGATGAACTGGAAGACCATAACTAGAGGTCTAGCAGGAATGGGCGGAGCTCTAACAGAAATTAGCATTATTACTGGCATTGCTGGTAAGTTGGCTAAAACAGATAGTATTAAATCTTCAACTGCGTTAGTTATAGCTGTTCAAAGTTTAAGCAAAATAGCCGAATTCATGAAACAAGTAAGCGTATTGTCATGGGAAGATATAACTAAAGGGTTATCTGCTATGGGAGGAGCGCTTACTGAGTTAAGTGTATCTATCGGTGTTTTAAGCAAACTAGGAAAAGGAAAAAGCTTATTTGCGTCTACATCAATTTTAATCACGGTTCAAAGTTTGGAAGAAATCAGTAAATTCTTACAACGAATTTCATTCTTAAGTTGGGAAGAAATTACAAAAGGTTTAGTAGCGATGGGAGGTGCATTTGCTGAGCTCGCCATAGTTACAGGTTTACTTGGTAAATTAGCTGGACTATCAGGATTAGTAGGAGCCGCAACAATCTTAATTGCAGCTCAAAGTTTAGAAGAAATCTCAAAGGCTTTACAAAAGATTGGAAAATTAAAAGAAGATGAAGTCATAAAAGGTTTAGCTGGACTAGGAGGAGCGCTTGTTGAATTAGGTGTAGTCAGTGGTTTACTTGGATACCTAACTGGACTAAGTGGACTACTAGGCGCAGGAACTATTGTTGTTGCTGTTTCAAGTTTAGGTGAATTAGCAGATGCTTTAAAAAAATTCGCAAGCATGTCTTGGTATGAAATAAATCGTGGACTAGATGCGATGGGAAAAGCTTTAGGCAATATTGCTATAGGAAATTTAGCAAATACATTAGGTGGATTAGGAGCACTAACTATTGCCAAAGTAGCAAAACCTATTGGTGAGTTAGCCGATTCAATTAAGAAATGGGAAAATGTTTATATATCACCAAATATGAAACCTGACTTAATTAATCTCTCACAAGGAATTAAAGCATTTACCCTAGGAGGTTGGGGAGCAAACACAATAACAAAAATCGCACAACCTTTAGGTGTTTTAGCGGGTTCGCTCAAACGTTGGGAAAAAATAAGCATATCCCCAAACATTAAACCTGATTTAGTTAACTTATCAGAAGGTGTTAAATCTTTCACTCTTGGCGGATGGGGTGCTGATACAATTTCAACACTTGCTAAACCAATAGGAACATTAGCTGATTCAATTAAGAAATGGGCGGACGTAAGTGTATCACCAAATGTTAAACCGGATTTGATTAATATAGCCGATGGCATTAAATCGTTCACTCTTGGAGGTTGGGGAGCCGATACTATATCTAAGGTATCAAGTTCACTAGGAACTTTAGCTGACTCACTTTCAAAATGGGAAAATATTTATGTATCACCTAATACCGAAGCTGATTTAACAAGAATTGCGAGGGGAGTTAAGGCGTTCACATTTGCCTTTGGTGGTGGGTTCTCTATTGATGTAATCGCCAAACCATTAGGTAAATTAGCAGATTCTGTTAAAAAATGGGAAGATATCAACGTATCTCCAAACGTAAAACCCGATATGGTTAATATTGCGGAAGGCGTTAAAGCATTTACATTTGCTGTTGTAGGAGGATTTTCTATTGATTTAATTGCCAAACCATTAGGTAAATTAGCAGATTCTGTTAAGAAATGGAAGGATATTAGTGTATCACCAAATATCAAACCTGATCTAATTAATATCGCAACTGGTATTAAAGCGTTTACTTTTGCAGGACCTGGTGGGTTCAGTATTAGTACTATTTGTGAACCATTAGGAACATTAGCTGACTCAATTAAGAAATGGGCTGATGTTTATGTGTCGCCAAACGTAAAACCTGATTTAACAAATATTGCGGAAGGCGTTAAAGCATTCTCATCAACTGGGGTTGGAGGAAATGTTTTGTCAGAAATCGCACAACCTTTAGGAATATTAGCCGATTCACTTTCAAAATGGAGTAAGCTTACATTCCCTGAAAGTATTTCGAATGATTTAAGCACATTAGCTACTGCTTTGAGATTGTTCGGCAGCGTTGGTGATATATCAGGTTCATTAGGTGCTTTAAAAAGTGTAGTAAGTAGTTTAGAAAAGTTAAGCGCTATAAATATTCCAAACATCAGTTCAGGAATCGTCGGGTTAGGTTCAGCATTTGTTACATTGGGAACTAGTGCAAGTTCATTAGCTGGAGTTGGCTCACTAATTGTTTACAACATTGTAAACCCATTAGAAAATTGTACGACAAGAGTTACGAACGCTGTAGTTGGAATCATGAATACTATATCGTCTGTAGCTAATAGTAATAGCGGAATGGTTAAAACAACATTTACAAATATTGTTGATGGTATTGCGCAAACGTTAAACAACAAAGCAGGCGAATTCGAAAAAACTGGGCAATTGTTTTCTACTAGTATGGCTAATGGCATCAATGGCAAGAAAGAATTAGTTGTTTCTGCAGTCGCTAATATGGCTGCTGCTGCAACAAATGCATCAGGAAATATTGTACATTATAGCACATTCTATGATAATGGTGCCAATCTAATCCAAGGTTTTATCAATGGTATGAAAAGTAAGAAAAAAGCAGTGATTAAAGCTAGTAATGAATTGGCTTCTGCTGCAGCTAAAGCAAGTGCGAAAACACTTGACGAGCATTCTCCGTCGAAAGTTGGTTATGGTATTGGCGCTTATTATGGCGAAGGCTTCGTAAATGCTATCATCGACAAAGTAAAAGCAGTTAAGAATGCTGGAACAACTTTAGCTAATGCCTCTATCGACTCTGTTCGTAACACAATGAGTAAGGCTAAAGAATTACTTAACAATATTTCGGCAAGCAATCCGACCTTAACACCGTTAATGGACTTGACTAATATTAACAATGGTCTTTCACAAGTTGAAACAATGTTTAATAGATCACGTTCATTAGCATTAGCTAGTTCAATTAACGTCCAAAGTAATTCTCAAATAATGAGAGAAACGGTTGATACTGCTGTCAAATCAGTATTAGACAAAATCAATCAAAATGGAGAAGATATTGGAAATCAAACATATGTATTGGAAACTCATGTGGACATGAATGGGCGAGAAATTGCAAAAGCATCTGCTAAGTATACTCAAGAAGAGTTAAATAGATTAAACAAAATAGAATCAAGAAAGAGAGGTAATATTTAATGGATATGACAGCATATCATTCGTCATTACCGTTACCAGATTCTGCGACGCAAATCAATGGCGAATATCTTGAACGAAGTGTTGTAGGTTATAGAACACTTTCGGTTGAAGGAAGGGAATTGTTAGACGTTGATATTACCGAAACAACTGTAGGTAACTCTGATGGTTCGACATATAGAAGAAAAAGAGATCAAACAAGAACATTAAAAATCTCTTATGCATTATGCGCTAATTCATATAGCGATTATCATTCGTTATACAATAAATTAAAAAGTATTTTACATGATGGTGAATTAAAAATCATCTTCAAAGATGAATCTGATGTATATTACACAGGAGTAGTGGAAAGTGTCTCTGCTACTCCTATTGATACTGTTGACGCAGTAGCTTCACAAGGAGATATCTCAATTAAATGTATGGATCCTTATAAATATTCAGTTGAAGAAAAAGAAGTAACTGCAACATTAGATAACGGATATGCTTTCGAAATCGATTATAAAGGAACTAGAAAAGCTTATCCAAAAATCGAAGCTGTAATGCATGGCGACAATGGTTTTCTTGCTTTAGTAAACGATCAAAAGAAAATTATACAGTTTGGAAATCCTGATGAAGTCGATGGA